CGCCGACACCGGTTTTAACGCCTCTGTGTTTAATAAAATTAAAATCAAAAAATGTTTAACCAATAAGTTTAAACCTGATTGGCTTTTATGGCAAAAGGCTAAGGAAGAACAGAAAAAACATTTTGAAGGGGGGACATTAAACAACCTTGGTTATTTGCCATATATATCAGAAGATGAACCCTATGTTCATCGATGGAGAGGGCCCACAAACAGGAATCTGGATAAAATGTATACATATGATGGCCGCCCGATTGAACACATGCCCGAAGAGGCAGAGAAATATATAATTCCGGTGTATGAAGATAAGCTCTTGTGCAATAGTTCTTATTATACCACTTTATATGCGATTCTAGAATTACAAGCAGAACACATAGTTTATTATGGTATAGATTTTTACAATAATTTAGATATTAAAAAAGCTTGGTATCTAACTCCACCCGAATACAATACACGGGAGTGGTGGTCAATGAGAATAAGATATGAGGGCGAACATATGAAGCACTTATATAAGAACTATCTTGCTAAATTCTTCCCGGAAGTGACTTTTGAGTTTTTCACAACAATGGAACATGATTTTAAGAGCAATAATATAATCTGCAATAGTATTCAAGTGGATGAAGCTGTTTCAAAACGAACATGGTATGCGAGCGATCACCAGATATGAGGGGGTGCAGCCAAGTATGATAGAGAAATTAAAAGCATTAAAAACTGCCTTCATGTGTGTTATTATATGATAGATAATCGCAGTGACCAAGAATAAAAGACTCATAAGACACCCCAGTGATTTTATAAAAGAACTGAATTTGAATTTCAACTCTTTTGCGGGAATGAAGATTACATTTATAAACATGCCACTTCGAGAAACAGCCATGCCCAATGTACCTCCCGAGGGTCCTGCGATATTGGCGGCCATATCAAGAAGGTATGGTGCGGAGGCCCACATACTTGATTTAAATGGTTATCGAATAAAAGATGAGATATCTGAAAAAAGGAATTTACCCATTGGCCGGCACTTCTCATATGAGGAAGCAGAAAATTTTCTTATTCAACATATAAGAAAGGTTGGAGATCAGGATGTGATTGCTTTCTCAGGTAAGATCACTACGTTGAGGTGGCAAGAAGAAATGGCCAAATTGGTTAGAAAACACCAGCCAGGTTGTTTTTTGGTCACTGGTAACGGCTTGGCAACAGAGATTAAGACAGGTTTATTTAAATGGATACCGGAGCTTGATGCAATTGGTCGCTCTGAGGGCGATGATATAGTTCTTTTAATACTGAATGATGCAAAAGTAATTAAAGATCACGGCATTAAGAAAGCGGTTAAGTCAACCAAGTTGAGCCCATATTACATTGGAGAGATTGATAATAAACCTAGATTTCAATACGAAGGCAATAGGCCAAGGAACCTAGATGATCTGCCGTATCCGGCTTTTGACTTATTGGAGTCGGATCCTTATGGGCATAATTTATTGGAAGATTATATCAATGTGCCAGTTTGGGGCCTAGCGGCTAACAATAGTTCAGCAACTCCATTTAAGATGGAGAGGAGCCTTACCACTGTTAGTAGCCGCGGCTGCCCGTATGCGTGCGCCTTTTGTTATCGAGGCGCCCAAGGGGAAAGAAACTATGGAATGCGCTCCAGCGAGCATATAGCAAAGCAAGTGAGGGAGTATGTTGATAAATATGGTTTAGATTTTATCGGCTTTCCGGATGATAATTTTGCAGTTGACAAAAGAAGAATAAAAAGAATGGTCCCGGTATTCAAAGAATACGGTTTGGATAAAGTTAGGTGGGGAACACATACAAGAATGGACGAAGCTGATGAAAGATTGCATGATATGGCAGAGTCTGGTTGCGTCTATATTGGCTTTGGGGCTGAATCTGCTTCGGCTCACACCTTAACTTTGATGAAGAAGGGCGGTTTTATTTTAAAAAATGGTTTAACTCAAAAGAAAATTAATGGAGTTGTTCATGAATTTCCTACCACAATGGTAAACGCAGTACAGAATTGCAAAACGACGAATATTCATGGCAATTGTACCTGGATTATGGGCTATCCTGGTGAGGATTTGGAACATCTTAAAACCAGTGTTGCTTTTATAAAGTGGCAACAAGAGTTTTGGACAGAAGGAACGCTCCCCGATACAGAAGAGTATAATAGCGCCGCGGCCAGCGTTAATTCAAAAATGTTTACGGCGACCGCATATCCCGGGACAGAAATGTGGAATACTGTGCGCCCCAATTTGACGGAGTATTTTGATATTTCTTTTGATAAGCATGGTCAGCCAAATTGTGATGAAAACTTTCATAAATATGTGTTAGAATTAGATGATGCAACGAAAGTACTGAACGATAAGAATGGAAATCCTGTAAATTTTGGTAACATGCCACTAGAAACGTTTTTACAAGCCAGAGAGTATATAGATACCAATAGAATAGAAAAGGTTCTTGAAATGTGAAAAATTTTTGGATAACAATACCTGCTCGCAAAAATTCAAAGGGGTTTCCTAATAAGAATAGATACCTATTTGATTATACTGCTCGGCAAATACCTAAATACTTATGTGATCGTACAATTGTTACTACTGATGATGAGGAATTGATACATCGTGCAGAAGAGTACGGTTTTAAGACCCTGCAAAGGGGTCCTGAACTATCAAGAGATGACACCAGTATGAAGTTTGTCATAAAGGATGTGATACAAAACTTCAATATTACATCCGATCAAGATCTGATTACTTTGTATCTAACGTATCCACAGAGAAAGTTTGAAGAAGTTGAAAGAATATATGATTTTTATTTGGAAAATCAAGCCAATTCTTTGCTCTGTGGAAAAAGTATTGGAAACCACCCTTATATGAGTTATTATACGCTGGATAATTATAGAGGCGCAAAAGTGGTCAATCATAAACTTTACAGAAGACAGGACTACCCAGCGTGTTTCGAAGTGTGTCACTATGTGGTGATTGTAAAATCCAAAGCGGTGGACGAGTTAGATAAGAATTTATACTGCGAAGATACACTCTTTTATTCACTGGAAAATAAGATATTTGATGTGGATTATTTAAAGGATTTCAATAACTTTAAAGGAGAAAATAGAAGGTGATAAACATTGTTGCAGAAATTGGAATCAACCACAATGGTTCATTACCCATTGTAAAAAAACTAATCGATGTCGCAGCTATTGCCGGCTGTGATTATGTTAAGTTTCAAAAGCGCTCTCCGGATTTATGTGTTCCAAAAAAACAACAAGATCTGTTACGTCAGACTCCTTGGGGAGAGATGAAATATATTAATTATAAAAAAAAGATTGAGTTTGGAAACGCCGGCTTTGTTGCAATAGACAAACATTGTAAATCTAAAAATATTAAATGGTTTTCTTCTGTGTGGGATTTGCCTTCGGTGGATTTCTGCAGTGAATATAAAGAATAAATTATGAAAATTCCATCTGCACTAATAACTAATTTAGAGCTTTGCAAATATGCGAGAGAGCATAGTGAAACTCTTATAATTTCTACTGGTATGAGCACAGAGGAAGAAATAGAAAAATGCGTCGAGGCTTGCAATCCAGACGTCATTATGCACACTAATTCGTCCTACCCCTCCAATATAGAAGAATTAAACTTATCTTACATACAGCATTTAAAAGAAAAATATCCAAATAAAGAAATTGGATATAGCGGCCACGAATATGGACTAGTTACGACATTTGCTGCTGCAGCTTTGGGAGCTTCTTGGATAGAAAGACACATTACCTTGGATAGGACAATGTGGGGTAGTGATCAGTTGGCATCAGTTGAGCCAATTGGATTGATGAAACTGGTAAATGGAATACGAAACGTTGAAAAATCAATTGGAGAGAAGGGCCCGAGAGAGGTTTTTGGTTCTGAGTTAGAAAAGCGAAAAAGCTTGCGAGGTGTTTGATGATAATATATGTTGACATCGATGAAACAATCTGCATTTCTTCGCCAGATAGAAATTATTCTAAGGCAAAACCAAATTTTGATCGAATTGGCAAGATAAATGAACTATATGACGAGGGCAACACTATTGTTTATTGGACCGCCCGCGGAACTGGTACCGGTTTAGATTGGAGAAGTGTGACGGAAAATCAATTTAAAGAGTGGGGAGTCAAGTATCATAAACTTGAGCTTGGAAAGCCAATATATGATTTGTTTATATGTGATAAAGTCATGAATACAGAAGTTTTTTTTAAGGAGGAAAAATGAAATCTCGTGAGATTTATAAAATACACAAATGGGTGGAACAATTAGTGGATTGGAATGACATTTAGACAATATTATCAATATTATTTAACATTGCATCAAAACAAGTGGTGTCGTAGGCTGCACGTTCTAGGGCAGCTATTCACAATTATGTTCACAGTTTTTGTATTTTATAATTCACATTGGCTTTTGATCCCATTGATCCCATTTGTGGTTTATCCATTTGCATGGTCTGGTCATTATTTTTTTGAAAAGAATAGGCCAGCTGCCTTTGGGAATCCGCTGTGGGCAAAAGCTTGTGATTGGATTATGTTAAAGGACATTTTAACTGGAAGATTGAGAGGAGGAGAATGAAATCTTTAATTTTGGGCCATACCGGCTTCGTTGGGAAGAGCTTATCTAAGTTTTTAGCTGATAGGGGACACGATGTGGTGGGTTTGTCTACTGCTGAGTGTGATTTGAGAGACTATGATAGTTTTCTTCAGGCTGTAGGTGACATTGGCAATGTGGGTGTAATTTATAACCTTGCAGCCAACGTTGGCAGTGTACACTATGTTACCGCTAAAGCTGCCGAGGTTATAACTGATAACAGCCTCATGGCGATAAACTTGTATAAGGTAGTTAATCGTGTTTTTCCAAAAGCTATAATAATCAATCCTATTTCAAATTGTTGTTATGCCGACGGATCAACTTTACAAGACGAAGATGAGTGGCTATCTGGTCCTGTTCATCCCTCTGTGTTTTCATTTGGAAATTTTAAGAGAATCTTGTATTTTCTATCAAGATGTTACAGTATGCAATATGGGGTTAAGAGCGTGAATCTGATGTTGCCCGGGATCTATGGCCCGGGCGATAGTACGGATCCCAACAAGGTGCATGCATTGAATGGAATGATTATAAGAATGTTAGATTGTCAAAAAGAGTCTGCATCGGAGTTTGAGATTTGGGGTACAGGAAGTCCCATAAGGGAGTGGATCTTTATCGATGACGTTTGTGAGATTATGCTCAAGGCAGCAGAGAATAATCAAGAATTAATTGAACCTATCAATCTAGCTCAAGGTAAAGGATATTCTATTAAAGAAACCGCTCAATATATTTCCAAAGCAGTTGGGTTTGAAGGGGATTTGGTATTTAACACTGATTATCAAGACGGCGCCGCAATTAAAATTTTAAAGGTTGGGAAAATGGATGAAATTGTGGGTGATTTTCAGTTTTACAACCATGAGAAGGGAATAGAAGAAACAGTCAAGTACTATAGGGAGGTGTTGCATGGCAAATAAGGACTATGTAATAGGCCAAGAAATAAGAACATGGTCTGTTAATGTACCAGAACGTGCAGCGAAAGAAGTAGAAAAAACACTAAAATCTACATGGATTAATACCGGCAAAAAAGAAAAAGAGTTCAGACAAAAAATCTGTGAAAAATTTAAGGCCCCATATGCTGTTGCATGTACAAGCGGTACAAGTGCTCTAAAGGCAGCCCTTGCGGCTTTGGGCGTTGGCTATGGTGACGAGGTAGTGAGTACTCCCTATACCTTCATCGCGACGAATACATCCATTTTAGAAATGGGGGCAATTCCAAAATTTGCAGATATCCAATACGATACACTGAACATTGATCCGATCAGCATTGAAAAACAGATAACTGATAAGACAAAAGCGATTATGTGTGTACATTATGCTGGGAACTCTGCAGATCTGGAGGAAATCCGCCAAGTTGGTCAAAAATATAATTTGCCCATTATTGAAGATAGCGCCCACGCTATGGGCACAGAATACAGGGGCCACCCAATTGGTTCTACAGGCGATGTTGCCTGTTTTTCTTTTCAGTGTGTTAAGATTGTCACATGTGGTGACGGTGGAGTCGTTACGACCACAAGAGAAGATATTTATAATTCATTAAAGAAAAAGGTGTGGTATGGTATCGACAGGGACGCCAAGAAAACGGACATTTTGGATCCACTTCCTGCCCATCCGGATGGTTTGGGGTTTAAAATGAACATGAACGACATAACAGCTACATTAGCGTGCGTTGCTATGGAAGAATTAGACACAGCACTCTTTAGGAGAAGAGAGATAGGAGAGGCTTATAGAAAAGGGCTGTCTGACTTGTCCAATATCAAATTAATAAATTATAAGGACGACAGGGTTCCAAATTATCAGATATTTCCTGTGCATGTACATAAACGGAGGAAATTTGCTCACTACATGTGGGAAAACGGTATTCAAGTAAATGTGAACAACAGGCGAAATGACATATATGATATATTTGGGGGGTTAAGAACGGATTTGCCCAATTTGGAAAGAGCAGACAAGGACACAATATTGCTCCCACTACATTTAGATTTAACGGATGGGGGGTTTTCTAGGATTATTGACGTGGTTAGGAACTATGGATAGGGCCCTTGTTGGACATACAGGGTTCGTCGGCTCCAATTTAATGAATCAAGTGGATTTTAGTTCTCATTATAATTCTGAAAACATTGACGATATTCGAGGAGAACGCATTGACACTTTATACTGTGCCGGCACCCCTGGAGTAAAGTGGTATGCCAATCAAAACCCCAAACAAGACTTATCTTCTGTTGAGAGTTTGATAGATAGTTTAAATAATACTAGGTTTAAAAAGTTGGTTCTAATATCAACAATAGGGGTCTACGATAATTTGGACTCTGTTGATGAAGATTGTGATATAGAAATTGATAACTTAAGACCATATGGTCGCCACCGCCGGATGTTAGAGTTACATGCGTTGAAAAAGTTTGACTCTTTGGTAGTTAGGTTGCCATCGATATTTGGCAAAGGTCTTAAAAAGAATTTCATATATGATGCGATAAGGGGGGGATATGGTTACGCCCCAAATAAGCTTAGTTATATGCAGTTTTATAATTTAGATAATTTGTCAAAAGATATAGAAATAGCACTAAGCAATGGGTTGAGAATATTAAACATTTCGTCATCTCCCATAAAGATAGGGGACCTGACTAGAGAGGTTTTCTCGAAAGATCCGGAAGAATTGCCGGCAGCAAACTTGGTGCATTACAACATGAAAACGAAACATTCCAAATATTGGGATTTACAATCAGATTATCTCTACAGCGAACAAGAAATAGTTGAAGATTTGTCAAATTTTGTAAAGACAGAGCGCGAGAGGGGCAACCTTACATGAAAATTTTAGTAACCGGCGGCGCCGGGTATGTTGGTACCACACTAATGCCTAAGCTTTTGGAAGCTGGGCATGAAGTGACAGTGTTTGATAATTTAATGTTTGGGGGGAATCAACTTCTTCCATTTTTTAGATTTAAAAACTTTAATTTTGTGAGAGGGGACATTAGAATGGCCCCAGAACTAAAGTCGGCTGTCGAAGGAAACGATGTTGTAATACACTTGGCAGCGATTGTCGGGTTTCCGGCTTGCAAGAACAATCCCCAACTAACCAAAGAAGTTAATGTCCAAGGCACCGTCAACTTGATAGAAGCCTGCACGCCCGATCAGGTGATCTTATATGGCTCGACGGGCAGTAACTATGGCACAGTCGATGGCGTTTGCACAGAGGAAACGCCACTTAATCCTCTGAGCTTGTATGGTTATACAAAAACCGAAGCAGAGAAGATGTTGCTGGAGAGGAACAACTCCATAGCTTATCGATTCGCCACTGCGTTTGGTATATCTCCAAGGCTTAGATTGGATTTACTTATAAACGATTTCACCAACAAGTGCATGAAGGATGGTTATTTGGTAGTTTATGAAAAAGACTTTATGAGAACATTTATACATGTTGCAGATATGGCAAATTCGTTTATATTCGCCTTGCAGAATCTGGATAAGATGATCAATAATGTCTACAATGTTGGTGATGCATCAATGAATTACAGCAAGGAGGCTGTGTGTAACATGATTGCGGAGAGAACCAATGCGTTTGTGCATTACGAGGAGATTGGTTCTGATGCAGATAAGAGAGATTATATAGTGAGCTATGAGAAGATAAACAAATTAGGGTTCAAGACGACAATAACAATTGAGGAGGGCATAGACGAAATTGTACGGGCCCTTAAAATCGTTGATTTTCAAGATCCCTATACTAATGCAAAAAATATTTTAAGATAAAAAGGAGAATGAAATGAAATTATCTAATCAAGCAATGGGGGCTATTATGATGGCTCTACAAAAATCGTTAATGGAGCAGAGCGACATTACCGAAGTTCTTAGGGGATTCGATTTTGCAGTCACGGGTCCGTCACAAAGTGAGCTAATTATTATAAATCCACCACTAGTGGAAGTTAAGCAAGATGCCTAGATATGTTTATTTGTGTGAGAAGTGCAACAAATCATATCAAACGGTTCATTCAATCAAAGAAAAGCTAACCGACTGTAAAGAGTGTAAGTCGGAAGGAACTTTAAAACGTGTTCCTTCGATGCCCTTTGTGTTCTCCGAGAAAGAACGCGCCGGCAAACTTGTCGATAAACATATCGAAGAGACTAAAACAGAGGTTGCCGCAGAAAAGAAAAGGTTAAAGAAGGTAGAATACAAATGATTATTATAACAATATTATTAGCACTGTCTGTTGCATTAAACATCTTTTTGATGGTTTATCTTCGATGGCTTCTCAGAAAATTTGCATTTTTATCTGAAAATATAGGAGATTTGTTGTCTTCTGTCACTGGATTTTCTAAACATTTGGAATCTGTACATGAACTTGAAACTTTTTATGGCGATGCAACGTTAAAGAATTTAATCAATCATTCACAACAAATTGTAAAAGATGTCGAGATATATAAGGATATCTACACTCTGTTTCATGATGATGAAGATGTAAGTTTGGAAAAATTGTTCGAAAGAGAGGGGTTATATGTCGAAGAAGAATTCGAAGAAGCCGAATAAAAAGCACTATTTTACACAGGTTCATGAAGATGCGATAGTACAATACGCCAATAGCGACTGTATAAAAGAAAGAACGCGGTTATATATTGACTTTATTCAGCCGGCTTTCAATGAGATGGTTGATAAAATAGTTTTTACTTATAAATTTACGTCTCTTCCAAACATTGATGAGCTTCGTGATGAATGCAAGGTGTGGCTCACCATGATTCTTGATAAATATGACCCCAACAAAGGCTCAAAAGCTTTTTCTTATTTTTCTGTAATCACAAAAAACTGGTTTATTCATAAAGTCAAAAAGAACGCTAAAAAGAATAGACAAGAAATAGACATATATGACGTACCCAGAAGCTTAGTTCACGAAAAGCTTGTCACATATAATCAATATGAGACTCGCAGAGAAAAAGAAGAATTTTGGGAAAGCTTTTATATAGAAGTAAAATCCTGGGACACTGGCGCTTTAAAACCTAACGAATACAAAGTGTTGCAGGCAATTAAAATTCTTTTCGAATCTTCGGATGACATTGAAATTTTCAACAAAAAAGCAGTTTATTTGTATATGAGAGAGATCACCGGCTTGAACACAAAGCAGATTGTCAACAATTTGAACAAAATGAGAATAAAATATAGAGAGTTCAGGAAAAAATGGAACAAGGGAGAAATTTAGTTCATTTCTAATTACATCGTGGAGGTAAACCATGATAAAGCTAGAAATGTATCTCGGTGAAGCTATAAGCAATATTCGAGAAGATCGAAAGACAACAAAGAAGCTTCTTAAAGAACTGGTAAACTATATGTCTACCGGAGATGATAAACATAGGGAAGTTGGTGTTGTTGCAGCCAAATACGTTGAAACTCTTCAACGATCCAATGAACAACTTGTGAAGATTGTATCGCTCTTGCAGAAAAAACAAGGCAAGGACGAAGGCTTGACCAATAAAGACAAAGATGAACTGTTTGATATTATCAAAGAGGTTAAGGACGTAGCATAGTGAGTAGACGCGACGGCATAGCAGACAATCCCTTGCAAGGCGCCGAAATTGGTGCTTTAAATAAGATAAATAGACCAGTTATAGAAGACAGGATTGATCGTCGCAAAGTTGATTTTTTAAGTTCGGCAAAATATGCAGCGAGGGAGCAGTATACTGCAAATGTTTTATCAAATAGGGGTACTTGGAAGGGCGTGGTTCTTAGAGTGGAGTTACCATCGATTCCACCCACCGGCCCGGTAGCTAATTATTCTGAACTTCGAGGCCTGCCGGCACCTGTACGTGTACACATAAAATGTATAATACCAGAATTGCACTGTATGATTCCCGATCCAGAACAACTGGGCTCGTCACACGGTCCAAGTCAACAAATAATTGACTTGTATCCAACGTTCATTGCAATGGACGATACGATACCAGTTCCAGCTATTGGAAGCATTATTAATTTGGATTTTGAAGATAAACAAAACTTTGAAGGTCCAATCTTTCTGGGTGCTGTTGGTCAACAATCGGTAAACCTAGGAGCAGAGGGGTTAGAGTCTGCCGCTGCGTATGCAGCTGCTCGGTGTGGTGCCCCCCTAGGCGCAACAGGCCCGTCAGGGGCCCCACTGGGCACCAGTGCTGGTTCTTTTCCTGTAGGCAACCTGCCTAGGCTCCGCAGCGGCGCCGGCCCGTGGTATACTCGTGAGAACAGCTTAGAAGGGGCTACAACAATAGTGATTCACAGCACAGCTGGGAGACATTATCCAGACGGCCCGGCCGCAGTACAGCGCTGGATTAGTCATGGTTTAGGAAGACGCGTTGGTACCAATTTTGTGATTTTAGAGGATGGAACAATTGTTCTCTTGGCACCTCCAGAACGATATGCTCCATGGCACGCCGGGCATATGAATAGGATAAGTGTTGGGATTGACCTTACCGGTCATCCGGGCCGCGAATCTTATCCTCACACACAAAGACAATTTACGGCCGTAAGAGAGTTAATTGGCAGTAACGAGCTTAAAAATCTTGCTGTAATTGGTCATAGACATTATAAACGCAATCGCAGTGATCCAGGCCATCAGTTTGATGATGAACCAAATAATTTGAATTTTAACTTCGCTCATGAGGATATTCGATTTCGTACATTACCTGAAATATCAGGAGTCGAGCGTTCAGCTGAAGGTAGTTGGAACGCAATTCTCAACGCGGAACGTGCCGAACACGATATTCGTGGAAAAGTCGGCCCAGGTAAGGAACTAGGACACCAACCCTTGATAAATATTCATGAACGTTTAAAGAGTAATCCCCGGTCAGGCAGGGGCTCTTATCGTGAACTCGACAATTTTTATGACGGATCTGAGGAATATTTAGGATCATTTACATAAACAATAATGTCTGAATACGCAACAACAAATACCAGTTTCGCTGATGCAGAGAATGCTACACTGTATGTCGATACATCAGGAACACCAGATATGGAGAGGTTTATTGCCGAAACGTCGACCATTGCTGAACGAAAGGCTATTGCTGCGGGACAAGAACATCCTTTGCCGGCAAATCTTTTGTTTACCATTGTGGGTGGAAATGAGTTGGGACTGTTTAGAATAGAAAACGAAAGAACCGGCACTGTCGTGTTTGGTACTCAATTAGTTGCAACCATCGTGACTTTAGCTGGAACATCTGTTGATACATCTACTGATGACAGTACTTTAATTGAAGATGTGGCGAATTTTTCAAATCCTTCGGACAATTCAACTTCAACCGAACCAGAACCATCCGAAGATACACCAAGCAGTGGATTAGAAACCACAGAAGAATTAAATGAATTGATTAGCCCAGGTTCAGAATTTGCTGCTCAAAATCCTGAAGCTGCAGCATCAATTGAAACAATAAGAACTAATCCAACTTCTACCCATAGTTTAACAATAGCATTTGTTTTTTCTGATTCTCAAGAATCACAACGAGGTACAGCATATGAATATATTTCAAGTTTTAGTTCTAGAGAGGTTGCCTTAGAAATGTTGTCAGAAAGTGGATTAACAACGGTTGGCACTAATCTTCGGATAACTGCCGCGTCTCAGGTTGAGTTTCAAGAAAATTTGGCTTATAATCTCGCGATTAATATTAATAATTCTACGGTCAATCCAGAAGTTCAGTTGCCGACGGCGCAACCAGCCGTTTATGCAAGTTGCGCGACGACAGTGGGTCAATGGACCGGTGGTCTTGATACACCGCTTGTTGGAACAAGTTTGCCGCCTGGCATATCGAGCGCCCCTACCGGGCTTGGACGCAACGACCTTCCTACATATGGAACTTATGAATCCCGCGCGGCTCGCCCGGGCCTTCAACCCCCATCTGGGCAGTTTGAGGGAGAAACTTTAATTTCTTTAACCCCTTTGTGGTTTTTGGAACGATATCGCGCCGGCCGAGGGACAGGCCTGCAATCAAGAGGTACTGCACAATTTGGTGGTGTTCGTGGAACACCAGGAAATCGTAGAGTTCATTGGGGTGAAGACATATATGTTCCTTCAGGCACGAGCATGTATGCTCCATGGGATGGCGAAGTACATGCTATAAGCAACGCTTCCTCCGATCGAGATTATCAAAAAATGTTTAAATATCGACCTGCTGATCCTAGAAACCCCAATCTTACTTTTATTCATGTGAGTGGAGAAGTCCCCGCGAGCGGCCAGCATCGTAAGGGAGATTTCTTGGGGTTATCTTATGTAGCTGATTTAAATGATACGAGGAATGCTACGCGGCTCCCACGTCAATTGGATAAGTTTCCAGGTGGAGACCCGTCTCATCTTCATCTTGAGGCTTCAGTTTCGGAAATGGCTGCAAACCCCCGACCCGGCCGGGGCAATATAAGTCCGTTTACAGTAATGGATGTTTCTAAGATATTCAATCCAGATGTGGATGTTGTACAAGGCCCACTACAACAAGTATAAAAAACAAAGGAGAGATATAATGGCAGAAAATCTATTTATACCACGAACAACCAGAAAGGCTGTTTCTTTAGCGGGTTTGGGACCTGTGGCTTTAGCCAAAGCCGGAACTATACCCGACTTGGCAAACAACACTGGCGCCAGAGGTATCGCCGGCGCAAGGGTCTTGGAACCAGTACCAAGATTTATATCTGCGGATTGTGAAACAGTAATTGCAAATGAAAATAATGCTTCAATTGTATTAGGAAGAGATCGGCCAAATAATCGTATAAGTGGATATGGTGGTCGTGGAGAAACACAATGTGCAATGATAGATGTTGTTTGTGGTAGAATGGGAGCAGATCCCAGACAAGTTAACGAACAAGGGGAATTTACAGAGGTAAATCCAGATTTCAAGCTGGATGCTGCGCGAATCTATATAAGTCAAAAAACTGACATTGATGAAAACTTTGGCCTGGTGCCTGGAAGAGTTGGTATCTCAAGCACCAAGTCCGGTATTGCATTAAAAGCTGATGGAATTAGAATTATTGCTCGCGATGGAATTAAGCTGATTACGAGAACGGATATGTTGAATTCTCAGGGCGCTTCTGTTGAAAGTGTGGTTGGGATTGATTTAATTGCCGGCAACGATGATACGGATATACAACCAATGGTTAAAGGGAGTAATTTGGTGGCTGCTATTGAAGAATTGGTTTCTCACGTTGATGCATTGAGCGGGATTGTTGATCCATTTTTGATGTCTCAAATGGAATTTAACAGTTTTGCAACAACTCATTTTCATATATCTCCAGGCTGGGGTGCCCCAACGCCACCTTCGCCAACAATGGTGTCTTCTGGTGTTGCAACTGCTGTAAAACAACTAACTCAAACCAAACTTTCTTTGTTATCGCACAAAGCGAACTTGGCAATGTATAAAATAAACTTTCTCAATCCAATTGGGAAGAAATACATCAACAGCAGATACAACAACACGAATTAGGATTTGTTATGGCAGAACTTTTTGAAACTGATGGTCGCAAATATTTTAAGTTAGTTACTGGTACACACGAACATAGATTATATTTGGATGAAATCGACCGCTCCGGAAACGGAACAACTTCGCGTTGGGTTGATCATCCCGATAAAAGAACCTTTGCACCAAGTTCCAGTGATCATGAACATCATATTGTAGAGTGGAAGGTCGAGTCCGCGCGCCTTTGGGACAATATTTCAATACGTTGGGAAACACACACACATGAAGATGTAGGTTATGGAGAGCTTGTATTAGCCAAAGAAGAGCAGCTGCACGAAGAGGCAACTCGGACCGATCGAGAAACTCTTGAAGATAGTGGAGTTATCGTTCCTGAAACTGATTACGACGCTGATGACCCTCTCACTGATGACATGGTCAATATTCAAGATGACGTCGATGATGCCACTGAATTCGATGAAGAAGGTAATCTAATTCTAAATCTTGCCTTTTTTGATATATCAGATCCAGATGCTTTAGAAATTTCAGGTTTTACTCGCTATGGCGCAGATCCAAATGTAGTGATTGCCGGCACACCGATTCCTTCTCTAACGGCTCGAAGCGCTGAAGACAACTGTCGAGTAGCAAATTCAATCAATACAGATGTAGTTCCGATTGACTGGACGCAGAGGACAGAAGAAGAACCATTTTTTGCTGAAAACACTTTGGAATATTCAATAACCGTTGAAGCTTGTAAAGGTTTTGTTCCAAATACCAACAAAGGGCCAACGACTTGCTCGCCAGAATTAGAACAAGCTGCAGCACGAGGTATTTTACATTTAGCAAAATTTTATAATAAAAGATTGCCCCCCGATCGCGCTGGACAACTGGATTTATTACAAAGCGTAGAAACAGAATACTATCTTGACGAGAGACCAAGGGCAAGAGCTAAAGTTTTAGTAAAGGTACCAGCACGAACGTTTGAGCTTTTGCCGGATATATCCGAAGATCCTTCTATTGATCCGAGCACGGGACAAAAAAGGTTTAGATTCATTCGTTTAGATGCACTAACGATAAGAAGTCAGATAGATAATATCGTGGTCAGTTTAATTGATTTTGCTCGAATCGCTCGAAATCAACATTTACGGATTACCTGCCTTAATGTTAAAAACGAAGCCAAACGATTGGGGGAGTTTTTCACTGCATTAAAGAACCTTTTGGCAAAAAACTGCTTCTTTCTGGAACAAGCAACTCAAGAAACAGGAATTGAAATTGGATTTACTGAAGGATACGAAGTAGCCTATGTCTTGTTTGATCAAAAACCGGCAAGTGTTGGTTTTAGTGCATTTCAGAAAACTTATCCAATGAGCAACCCAACAACAATTGCTTATGTTTCTAAGCTGAATGAAATGGAAGCAGACCTGGCATTAAGCAATTCTCCAAGTTTGACTGAATTTCTTTTGAAGTATACGTATCCGCGCCCACAAATAATTGTCGGTGTTCCAGAAGAAACTTTTAGTCTCGCCCGCGAGGCCGGCAACCACATGGAAGAGTTTCAAAATCGTTTTGATGATGCCACTCGCATGCCAAAAAGGCCATTTCCAAAGTGGCCAAAGATAGAAAACATTGGTGACGTTGCTGGATTAGCATCAAATACGGGTCGGGTAGGTCGCGGCATTGAGACCGCAAGAGAAACCAGACAAACAATTAATGATATATACACGTCGGCTACCGAGAGAAGAAGAGAAGATCAAAAGATTGCAGATCCGAACTTTATTCAAACTGCATTTTCAGATGTATCGGTAAACACACATTATGTAGGGGATATTGTGTTGGGGAATCTTCGGGAGTTGGCGGCGCAGCTTGAAGGTGATATTGAAGGTCTTTTTTCAGAAATTTTAAACAAAATTGATATTGGAACCATCGCACAGTTTGCTGCAGCCATAACCATGGGCGAGTTTCCAAATCTAGGAAGTTTTTTGGAATGCGCCACAAAAACGTTTTTTGATAAAGTTAATCAATTCAATAGAACATTCTTTGAATCTACGCTCAATACACCTAACTTGGATCTAACTTGGCAGTTAACCGCGCTAACAGCCCGCGAAGACCAACTTGGTCTCTTGAGAGCTTCGGTATCGGAAAGCACTTACGCAACAACTTTGAATGTTTTTCGAGATATCAATATATTAGATAATAAACCGATGGCTGATATCATTGAACATTTTAGAAATGTTACGACAGCATATATTAACTTTGAAGAACAAAAGATAGAAGGCTTGATTCAAGAGATTTGTATTTCAGCTGAGTTAAATTCATCTATAACGACGACGCCGTTGCTTGAAGAACTTGGAATAGCAGTCGCAACATTGATAGTATATATAAAAATACTTCAAATAATCGTTCCAAGTCTGTCTGGATCATCGTTTGAGGGTGATTTAGCAGTAATTCTTGGGGCAACTACTGCTACGCTTAAAATCGCTGAACAATTGTGTGATCCAAAGAAGGGCGATATCTTTGATATACCCAAACTTCCAGTAACTCCCAGTATAGAGTTGGGAAGATTGCCTACTTTTGATTTTATGGGATGGGTTTTGCCCAATTTGGCCGATGAATTCAGAGCTTTTATAATAGATATAGCGTTGGAAACGATAAAAGCCGTTATCGACATTGACATTGACTTTGATCCAAGCGGAATTTGCTCTTGTGTTGATCCAAGTTTGAATTTGAATGTTGCAAGTTCATTAAGTTATGGAGAATTAGACATAGGATCGATCATAGCAGATCAATTTGCCGGCCCTCCTGATTCGAGATTTGATGTATTTGCTCATGTTATGAGTATATGTTTGGAGATCCCATCCGGTGCAAATCTTAGTGTCTTGGGTGCCCACTTAAAGGAACTTTTGGAGGAAATTTCACTACAACTAACTCCGGATGAAATATTTTCTTTATTGAGGGGAACATCATCAATGCGTGTTATAAGGCTTATTTCGACGACCTTGAATACAGAAAAATATAATAATATAAGAGGATTTTTTGGAGATCCAACAAATTTAGCAAAAATAATTGATGTTTTTGAGAATTTAGGAAAGTATTTTGATCTCGCCAAATCTCAATCTTGGAGAGAAGAGGTAGCCTCAAATAGAGCAGAAGGACTTTCAGCCTCTGAACGCCGCGAACAATTGTTAATCAATAAATATGGCTATTCATTGAGCGCTGATGATATCAAGAGGGAAACAGAAAAAAATGCCGGGAGGGCTTGTTCACGCGCAGTAAAATTTCTTCAATTTTCTCCAACTTCGCCGGCTTCTGAAATTTCGATTCCACCGATAATCGGCGGCTCTTCGGCTTTGATTCCCAGGAATCCACCATCAGTTCAGCATATGATGAATAGAACAATTGAAACAATGTTTGAAAGTATCATAATGGTATTTGAACAAGCGGTTCACGGTCCCTTGGGATTTATTCAAACTTTGTGTTTTAAATCTGGAATGAGATCAGTATATGAAATGTTGAAACAGCAAGACGAGATGATGAAGAATATGCCACCGCCGCTTGGCCTGGGTCCTGCCGGCGTTCCTCTTTTTGACATAGCACCTCCGGAGGGTTATGCCACGCGCTTTGTTGAGATAAATGGATCAATAATGGGCGTTGTTAAAAATCATTTAGAAGGAATTGAGTTCGAAGAGGGAGAGTCTGGATTAAGTTTCGTATTAAATACACATCTCGGACGCATTCGCGACGATATTATTTGGAATATTGAAGAGGGCACCCCTTATGAACACATTTTAAAAATTCCGACATCTAATCGACCCCCTTTTAAATTGAATCACGAGTTTCAGATTAAAACCAATCAAAAAGACATTTCTGAAACTATATTTGATGCTGCAGATTTACGAATCTTGGACGGCAAAGATTTCAACGACCTGCACGATCCCCGAGTTTTGTTTTCTGTTATAGCTTCTCAAGATTTGAGAGACGAAGATTCGGGATTTGATGAAGAACCTATTGTGAAATATCTAGAAGGGGTTGCTTATTATAGAACGATGACTGATATAATAAAAATGTTCACAAATAAACTTCTAAAATCTAAAAGAATACTTAATGCCGAAGTTGACAATTTAGAAAACCCCGAAGAATCTATTATTAATTGGCGATTAGAACCCAAAAGTGATACTAGCGGAGAAACTCAGACAACGTTGTTGGGATTAGAGGAATTAAGAGAAAAAACAAAAGAAAGATATGAAAAATCTACAGCACAAGAAAGCGAGGGAGCTACAGATGATATTCAAAAAGCATTGCTAGCTTCTGTAGTAGAAGCAACAGTTAGGTTACATGTAGTTGAGTTATTTTTAAAAACATTGCCTGTTTTCGATACTTTTAAAAAAGACAGCATTATAAGCGATGAATTTGTTGGGTATATAGCATTAAAGGTTCAGGAAGCTTGTGTCAGACAGGATCCTTTTTGGCCTGGATATTATGAAAATATTTTAGATCATGTAAAAGAACTATATGAAGAGGAATGGAATTTAAACAATAAAAGTTTAAAAGATCCTATAACCGAGGTAGACTTGTCTTCTCCAGAAGAAATAGAGCTTAAGGGTGCCATGGATTATTTTATCAAAAAGACAATATTGGATATGTCTAATACGTTAGAAGAATTGAGCATGATTCGATCCGGGACACGAGACTCAGTGTATGAAATATTTTTGAAGAATATGATGTATTTTGAAAACAAGGGAAGTCAAGGGGTTTTTAATGTTCCAACTGCAGTCGTACTTGAAGATGATTCTATAACCGAATTTTTAGATGTAGATCAAGTATATAAAGATAGGTTTGAAGATTTTTTGCTCGACGAAGAAGGTAAAAAAGTCGAGTTCGAGTTCGAGGATGATGTATTAAGAAGAAAAACAAAACTAAGATCTGGACTTGAGACGTTTAAAGATGGTGGATTGCTCTTGGAAAAATATATCCAATATGATGTTAATGGAGTAACTAAAATTAAGTCTCTTTCTGAAGGAATTTTAGTAACCGAAGATCAAGAAATTAGATATTTCATAGCTGCTATTAAGAACTGTCCGATATGGCTTGACGATGATAACAACGCCACTTTCGATTCATCAGTCTCCCGGGGCCCGGGCCCGCAGGCCTGGTGTCGAAGTGTTGTCAACGAACTTAATCGTTTACCACTATTAGATCGGATAAACGTTTTTGAGAACGCCGACGCCGATGTGCCTGAATTGAAAGAATTAGTTTCAAATGTAAAAGTTGGATTAAGGTTGGTCTATGTACCCGAACTAGAACTCAACGATGATGATTTAGAAGACCACGCCGCCAATTTAAAAAATATAAGTTCAAGTTTCGTTTTTGCAAACAAGCGAACTTTTCGTATTATAGAGAGATTTATGGGTTTACAGAAAACCGAAGAGAGTCGTCGCTGGGAAGAAAGTGCAACATATCGATCGACGTATCCTCTTCCGTTGATTTCTGTTACAAAGGATATTGATTTTGAAGACATTGAAAATATTCAATTTAGAGATCATAAAAAAAACCTAATTAACAAAATGATCAAAGATGAACGATTTAAGCTTTTGTTTGAGCATTGTTTTCCTCTGCAAAAAATATTATCGATAATAACTATTTATATTGAAGTGGTTTTTTCTACTGCAGGAGATGAACGATTGACTAGTGTGTTTGATCAGACAAGATCTACGTTAAAGTCTATGTTTGATAGCATTATAAACACAAATGATTTTAGTTATCGCGACAGAAATACAGAAGCAGCAGGAGGAAACGCAGGATTACTTAGCGGAAGGACGAGGAGAGTATTTTCTGATGGTCGACCAAAAGTAGCATATAATAATGAAACTGCTTCGTTTGTAATAGTATGAATGAAATTGGGAGAAAGTAATAATGGCAGGATTGGCACCAGAACTTCCTCTGCGAAGAGATGAAACTGATGGATATAAGTTAATTAAAACGTATGAAGGTTTAGCTTTGCAAAATCTTAAGATGCTTATTTTAACCAGCCCGGGCGAAAGAATAATGGATCCCAACTTTGGTGTGGGTTTAAAAAGATTTCTTTTTGAACAAAATAATCCACTTACTTATGGACAAATTGAAGGGAAAATTCGCAATCAAGTTCAAACTTATCTTCCATATATAAAAATTTTTAGAATAAACTTTAAAAAACCGAAAGAATTAGAAAATACATTTAATTTTGTGAATATAGAAATTGAATATGCGGTTGGAACACTACAAGCGCGAAACAAACTTGAACTCAAATTAGATTTCATGGGAGATCTTATTGCCTAGGAGAGAAAATCAACATGCCAAAGAGAAAACCGACAATTAGATATACCAGTAGAGACTATGCAACAATAAGAAGAGATTTGTTGGCATATGCTGAAAGATATTATCCGGATACGTTTCGAGATTTCAATGAAGCTTCTTTTGGTTCATTAATGGTTGATACGGTTTCTTATATTGGTGATATTCTTTCTTTTTATCTAGACTATCAAGCAAATGAATCATTTTTAGACACTGCAATTGAATACAATAATGTCATTAGACATGGGCGCCAAATGGGATATAAATATGCTCGAACCCATGCCTCTATCGGGGCGTTGTCTTGTTATGTCATTGTTCCCGCTTTAAGCGAAGGTTTGGGCCCAGACACCGATTATATTCCAGTGTTAAGAAAAAATAGCACATTTAGCACTAATCGTGGTAATATTTTTACACTATTGGAAGAAGTCGATTTTATGAAGTCAGAGAATGATATTGTTGTGGCTGCTGTAAATTCGGATACCGGTGTTCCAACGAGTTACGCGATAAAGGCACTCGGAAAGGTTATGTCTGGTGAGCTTGTGCAGACAACAATACCCGTTGGGGCATATGAAAAATTTAAAAAAGTAGAAGTTCGTGATATCAATATTACAGAAATTGTTTCCGTTTTTGATTCCGAGGGTCGAGAATATTTTGAAGTTGATTTTTTATCACAAAACGTTATTTACAAAGAGATATTGAACACAAGCTCTGATTCAACAGAAGTTCCAAATATATTAAAACCGGTTGTTGTGCCAAGAAGGTTTACGGTTATAAACGAAAGACGTTCGACTTTTCTACAGTTTGGTTATGGAACAGAAAATGTTATTTCTGATAATGTTTTAGCAGATCCAAGCGACATTGCATTAAATTTACATGGAAGAACGTATGTCGTTGACAGTTCTTTTGATCCTTCAAAGCTCATTGAAACTGATAAATTCGGCGTTGCCCCCGTGAACACAACTTTGAGGGTTACATATAGAAAAAACAGAGATAGTAATGTAAATGCCACTGTTGGCACTATAACACAAGTTGTTGGTTCTAATTTTAAATTTAAAAACAAATCAAGCTTAGTTTCTACGAAGGTCAATACTGTAATAAACTCTTTAGAAGTAGAAAACGAAAATCCTGTCGTTGGTGATGTTTCATTGCCAAGTATTGATGAATTAAAAATAAGAATGGGCGATGTTTTTGCAGCACAGAACCGCGCTGTAACTAAACAAGATTATAAAACGCTTGTTTATTCAATGCCGCCAAAATTTGGAGCTATTAAAAGATGTAACATAATGCAAGATCATGATTCTTTTAAAAGAAATATGAATTTATATGTTGTTTCAAGTTTGAGAAATGGACAACTAGCAGCATCAACCAGTACATTAAAAGAAAATCTAAAAACTTGGATTAATAAAAGCAGAATGATAAATGACACAGTTGATATTTTAGATGTTAAAATTGTTAATATTAAAATTGATTTTGTCGCGACGGCAAATTTAGAGTTTGATAAATTTGTTGTTTTGAATGAAGCAATTGTAACTTTGAGGGATCATTTTTCTGTAAAGATGGATATAGGAGAAAATCTGGTTGTTACAGATATATATAATAAGCTTAATAAGATTAGAGGCATATCAGACGTAGAACAAGTTAAGATCACAAATGTTCTTGGAACTGGTTATTCATCAGTGGTATATAACATTGAAGATTTTACTTCTGCAGATGAAAATATTATATATGCACCAGAAAATGTAATTTTTGAAGTAAAATATTTATTCAAAGATATTAAAGGAGCTATTAAATAATGGCCATTAGAAGATATATAGCTTCAGCAGATACCACAATAACGAATGCTTTTAAATCAGACCTATCTACAAGAGGCACCGGTTCTAGTATGGGTGCTTCTGATGTTTCTGAAGCGTTTACGATCTACGGCCAGGCGTCTAGTGCTTCTACTGAAAGTATGAGGTTTTTAACTCAATTTCCGATCGCAGACTTTTCCACTGATCGTACTGCCGGCACAATCCCGGCTAGTGGAAGTGTAAGTTTCTATTTGAGATTGTATAATGCTCGTCACAGCCAAACTCTACCAAAGAACTTTAATTTGATTATCTCGGCGGTTTCTCGCTCTTGGGAAGAGGGAACTGGACTGGATATGGAAAATTATACTGATTTGACGTATGATGAGACCGGCGCAAACTGGGAAAATGCGTCATCTGGTGTAACTTGGACGACTGCCGGCGGTGATTATTATACTGATTCTTCGTCTTCTTTCACTGCTTCATTTGATGATGGAACAGAAGACGTTGAACTTGATATTACACCTTTGGTTGAGCAGTGGGTTAATAGCGCAGGAAATGTTCTTGGTTCAAAAGACAACTATGGTGTAATTGTCAAGTTTCCCGATGCTCAAGAATCTGAAACTAGATCTTATTACACAAAGAAATTTTTTGCAAGAGGCACAGAGTTTTGGTATAAACGCCCCGTACTTGAAGCAAGATGGGATTCTTCAACCAAAGATGATGCCGGCAGTTTTTATCTTAGTAGTTCATTATTTTCAGCAGAAGACAACCTTAATACCATTTATTTATACAATAATGTAAGAGGGCAATTGAAGAACATACCAGGCGTGGGGGAAGGAAAAATAATGGTCAGTGTTTATTCCGGTTCCACTAGTAATACTACTACTTCTGGGACTGCATATACACTGCCAATTGGTGGTGGAGTTGTCACTAATAATGATTTAAACATTACGGGTACTTATGTGTCTACGGGTATTTATTCGGCTTCGTTCGCATACACTAGTTCAGCGACAACGATTTTTCCTGTTTGGCATAGTGGATCTACCCCTACTGCATATCATACTGGTTCTGGAATAACAGTGAATACGATTAGTTCTTCGGATTATAATCCAAGTCCTAGTTATGTTACGACGATAACAAACCTCAAGAGTGTTTATTCGCGACATGAAGAGGCAAGATTTAGATTATATGTGAGACAGAAAGATTGGAGTCCGACCATATATACAAAGGCCAAGTCAGATCCTGACAATTTGATTATAGAAGATGCTTATTACAGAATTATTAGAACAATTGATGATTTGGATGTTGTCAAGTATGGAACTGGATCTCTCAACTATACCAGACTTTCGTTTGACGTATCGGGAAACTATTTTGACCTTCCAGTTTCACTTCTAGAAAAAGACTACATGTATGGTATAAAATTGACTTATAAATTACCAAACGGTTTTTATAAGGAACAACCACATGTATTCAAATTCAGGGTTGAGTAAATATGAGTGTAAAGGATTATTTTAACTCAGATAAAGGCCACAGCACAGTAACTCCAGCCAAAAGTCTTGATGAATTGGGCAGAGAAATTGAATCGCCTGAATATGTTGCAACTTATGTTGAGCAAAAAGACCGGTTTATACCTCACGTTGATTTTTCCAGCGCTTCCAATTTTGCCAGATATGGTTCCGCAGAACAATATTATGAAGATGTTATAACCAGAGTCTATAAAACCTATCCATATGACGGATCCTTAAAAGAAAAAATAGAGTGGCACAACGAGTCTTCTTATCTCGACAAATATATTTTTGAAAATAAATATCCAAGAACAAATGGTTATATTAATTTTTCTGTTAATGGGTGGGGAACGTTATCTGGTTCTTTGGTTGGTGGATATGGCGCACCATCTTCATCAGCTTCACCTGGTCATGAATATATTCAACTTAAAGGCGGACCCCATCTAGATCCAAACGCCACAACAATAGCAAAATCGTTTCCTGGTGTACATAAAGGAAAAGCAAACTTTTATGATTCAGTTACCAGAAGAAAGTCAAACACAGCACTTGACGGTGATAATGGTGTTTCGGTTGAGTTTTGGCTGAAAAAACCGGCATTTACAACCAGTTCAACAGAAAAAGAGGTCATTTTTGATTTATGGAACGGAGAACTTAGTTCAAGTGCGGATTATGGTCGCTTAACAATTGAATTAACCGGCGCCACTAGTGGTTCGCCATTTTTAGTTACTGTTCAATCGGGGACAAGCGGATACTATCAGAAACTAATTGGTTCTACGCCAACGACCGGTACTTTAACCGACTGGAGCCATTTTGCTTTTACATTTATCAATTCTTCGAGTGTCGTTCAAACAAAGTTTTATTTAAACGGCATTTTGGATCATACTTTAAACACTGGGAGTACTATTGGTGAGGTTACTGGTTCTTTAATTGCAAACATTGGAGCGTTAAGGACTTCTCCATCTGGAAATGCTTTTATTGGAACCGGCATTGGAGAAGGATATGGAAAATTATCCGGTTCTTTGGATGAATTTCGTTATTGGACTGCGAAGAGAACTTCTGAAGACATTGGAAGATACTGGTTTACACAAGTTGGAGGAGGGACAAACACTGATGTCGCGTATTCTGGCACGATATCTAATAAATATAATGAAGATAATCCGGTTAATCTTGGGGTCTATTACAAGTTTAACGAAGGTATAACAACAAATTCTTCGATTGATTCAATTGTTTTAGATTATTCCGGCCGTGTTTCAAATGGTACTTGGACAGGATACGTCGGGGATAGTTCTAGGAATACAGGGTCTGCAATAGTTTTAGCCACTGCTTCTAGTACAGAATTTAAAGATCCAATTATTTATTCTTCTCATCCAAACGTTGATGCATTGCTAACTATGCTTAAAAGCTCTGGATCAACGCACGATTTAAAAAACAACGCCGGCATATATCATACTTTGCCTTCGTGGATTACCGAAGAAGATAGTGATGCCCAAACTTTAAAAAAACTGACACAAGTTCTTGGTAGTTATTTTGACACTCTCCATCTTCAAATTGAAAACTTACCAAAACTTAAGAATGTGGATTATACTAGTTCTAGTTTTAAACCTTTTCCTTTTACTGAGAAGTTGTTAACTAATACTGGTTTTGTTTCATCGGATGTGTTTACACAGGCAACGATACTAGAAAACTTTGCCAACCGAGATGAAGTAAGAGAGTTTGACAAGAAACTCTATGATTTAAAAAACATTATTTATAAAAATATTTATAATAATTTAGTTTATATCTATAAATCAAAGGGCACAGAAAAAGCTTTCAGAAATCTAATTAGGTGTTTTGGGGTTGATGACGAGTTAATAAAAATTAACCTCTATGCAGACAACACTACATATGAATTAAAAGATAATTATCGTTCTACGGCTTATAGAAAAAAATATATAGCTTTTAATCACCCAGAACGTTTTAGTGCCACTGTGTATCAATCTGCTTCTTCTGACGCGAACAGCACATTGTCTTATATTAGCGGTAGTGATCAAGCCAATGTCACCCGTGAATTATACGTGCCGTGGACACTGGAAACAGAAGTTATATTCCCTGTTAAAGCTGACTTGGGTGCAGATGGATATTATGTAACGCCATTTGTGTCTTCTTCTTTATTTGGAGTTCATGAAGCAGTTGAAGATTCATCTGATTTTACTTGGGAAGCAAACGACAATAACAATTTTCAGGTTTTTTCTGTTAGAGATGAACCAGAATCAAAGAATGTAAAATTCGTGCTTACTTCTTCTTTGGCTGGCTGGCCAACATTGACATCTTCTTTTTATGAAGATGTTTATGAAAATCAAAAATGGAATTTTGCTGTTAGATTTTATATAGACAAGACAAATAACGCCGGCTTAGTTAAAGGTGGAAAATTAAACGATTTAGTGGTTAATTCAATTAACGCCACTGCCTCTTATGTTGAGTTTTATGGTGTAAATTCTGTTTTAGATCAAGTTGTTAATGAATTTTATGTTTCCGGAGCATTGACTTCTACTGGTATTTCATCTGATCCTTCGAATACTTCCAACAAGCGCATATATCTCGGCGCTCATAGAACTAATTTTACTGGTTCCGTGATACAACAGAGTGATGTCAAGATATCTTCAGCTAGATATTGGAAAAGTTATCTCTCTAATGATGCTATTAAGGCTCACGCCCGCGATGCCAGCAACTTTGGAACAGAACATCCTTATGAAAATATAGGTCTTACAAAAACAAGCTTATCTGGCGTCCACGTTCCATCTATGGAAACACTGGCTTTACATTGGGACTTTGACACTGTAACTGGATCCGACGCAAGTGGTGATTTTACAGTTCAAGATTATTCTTCTGGTTCTGTTGCCACGACATCTAGATATGGTTGGTTCGGAAATGTAGTCAAAAGTCAACATGCCGGCAGAGGTGAGTTCTTTCCAGTTAGCGCTACAAGTTCAATAAGTAATGAGTTTCTTTATTCTGCAAAACAGAGATTACCAGAAAATATAAGTAGTGACAATATGGTCAACATTCTTACTCAAGATGATGAGAGGTTTACCAGAGAAAGCAGACCAATTACACACTTTTTTGCCGTAGAAAAGAGCATGTATCAGACCATCTCAGAAGAGATGATCAACTTCTTTGCCACAATTATTGATTTTAATAATTTGATTGGTGAACCGGTCAACAGATATCGTCAAGATTACAAAGACTTGGGAAAAATACGCCAACTTTTTTATGAGAGAGTTCGAAATGTACCAAGTTTAGAAAAATATATCAATTTCTACAAGTGGATCGATTCTGCAATTTCTAAAATGGTTTTTCAGTTGACGCCGGCTTCGGCTAACATGTCTGATAGACTTCGAAATATGGTAGAAAGCCATGTTCTTGAGAGGAACAAGTATTGGACCAAGTTCCCAACATTAGAATTCAAACAAAAAGATCCAGAAGCTGGATTAAGGGGTGTTACAGAGCTTTTATATGATTGGGAATATGCTCATGTACCGCTTACCAATGCCGAGAGTGATAACTGTTTTTGGTGGCGAGAAAGAACAGAGAGAACTAATACGGTTATAGCTTCTGGCGATTCGACCGTCGATTCTCAGAGAGAAACTTTTAATGATGCTGACAGACACAGAAGTGGATCAGTTCCAAATTTTTCTCAAACAGATGGAACTTCTTATGCCGGCTCAACATATGCAATTCGTAGATTTACGAAACCATATAAATTAAATGTTAATGAAAGTCAACAAATCCATGGCGGCGTTAACTTTCACAAAAACAAGAAAATAGAATATGTTAGCATTGCAACGGAGATATTTGGTGATGTAGAAGAACTTCCTCTTCTTGGCGTGACTGCTTCGGTTAATTATCTGTTTGTCGACGCTTCAGGGATAAACAACTTTGATGGTTGCAGTGACATATTGATTCCAAATCAAAAGAGAAAATATATATACAACGTCCAAAATTCTCGTGAATCTGGTTCGGCCGGCGGATATGAATATGGAAAGGGTGATTTACTGCTTCCGTTTAACATTCACAGTTCTTCTGTAACTACTGGGTATGTCAGCGAAATCGCGACTTCTAGTTTTGGAAACATTATCGGGGGAATGGATTTCACCAATCTTCATGTGGATACTTATGGAGATGACAAGGATGTGCCAATGCAGGGTCCATTCACAGAGAAATTTGTTGGAGGCCGGCAACACAGGCACGTTGCGATAAACAAGTATAATTCTTCATTGTCGACCACAAACAACTTGCATGACCAAGATACTAGAACAGAGGCTTGGTATATTCTTTTGGGCGGTTTGGAACCTGCTATGGGTATTGTGGGCCCGACTTATACTTCAACAGGTTCACACGACAAGGATACTCCACGAGCCACACGAATACGTGAGGAGTTTGTTAAGCGCCCTATCAATATAAGAAACATTCAGCAAACTACTGGTTCTGGAATTGGTAACTATGAATCAAATTGGAATGTGGTCGCAGCCGCCGGCAGAACAGCAAACAATGCATATTTCAAAGATAACAACGGTGTTTCGCTGCCAAACAGGTTTGATACGGAGCTTCCAACAACAACACATGTTCATACGCTAGTTGGTGTTATAACTTCGGTTGCCGGCAATGTGTTCGGTCAAACATCTTCGAATCGTTTTGATACCGGATCGAATGGAACTGAGTTCACACTGCCTCGTCGAGATCTAACGGGATCCAACTCAGTAATCGTTAGTCGCTTTTCTGCTCCAGGAGGCCCAGAAATCAGTTCTAAGGGCTTTCTGGATATAATGGCAGAGGAGTATTCGGTTCACAATGCGTTGCCTTATAGGAACCTTTCTGTGCGTTCTAGTGGAAGTGGAGAAGTAGGAACGATTCGAATGAGTATTGAGGGCAACACTACAATATCTTCAGCAAGAGATCGCGAAGGCTTAAGAACGAGACTGACGAGGCACTGCGGTCAACTTGGTTTTGATAGTCAATGGGCGGATCCAGTAGGTTCGTATCACAAAGTAAATAGGAATCCTTTAAAGAGAATTGAAGAAGCGTGATATTTATAGTAAAGAGTTAATATGGCATTTGTAACCGCATCAGTATATGATAACTATTGGGTATCTCACCCAATTCCGAGAAGTGATCTTCAATATAGTTGGATAACTGCGTCCATTAATGCATCAAATCCTTATCCAGCAAAAGCAGAGACCTTTGGGCACGCTCCTGAAGATGGGTATGTATCTTCTTCTGCTGAAGGGGTTGTGCCGGCATATAACTTTGTCAGTGCTAGCGAAGTTACTAACACCAATGGAATTTCTACGTCGTATGCTGGATATAGTACAATCATTATTAATGGTTTAAGCTCAAGCGACAATCTATTGAGTGCTTCGAGCTTTCCAAGTGGATATGTTGGCGATCTTGGAGGAATGAGTGTTGATGCAGAAACATTCAATGCTATAATGCTTCATCGCAATGGCCCTTATCAGCATCCTTCTTGGAAACAAATGAGAACCGGTGAGCATCCCATTGCGAGAAAGCACAGATCGACCAATATATTATCTGTTCAAGATGTTCCAGGTCGCTTGCCCGACACTGCGGTTTATGAATCGCTTATATCGACGCAGCCAAAAAAGAATGAAAAGCCACGTCGAGAAAAGTCGCCTCGAATCAAAGCTCTCGGCTTCACACATTATAATGAACCACCGGTAACGAGCAAGTTTATGCCGATTCAACATAGCATTAAACAAAAAGATGCTCCAAGCTCTCATTGGTATCAGTATACACACGGAAACAATAAGAATATGTTTTCATATGTCAAACTGAACAACAGATTAGCTCTTGATCCTTCATCTGTGCGCACGATTTATGATGAGTTTTTTAACGTATACAACAATGCTGATTCCGAAGAAGAAGAATTTGTTGGATTGATATACAAAGAAACCGTTTATCCGAGAGAAATCAATACATTTCTCGGCAGAACACGACAACGAGAAAACTTCACTGTTAGTTTCTGGAGAGAAGATAGAGAAGATAGACAACAATTCGATGCCCAAAATTCACAAGGATATACAATTGAAACTTCCAGTATGTGGATGCTGGATGCCAGAGATAGTTTTACAACTAGTAATGTTATTGGGGGACAAACTGATGGCACTGGAGAATTGCAGAACGGATACACAACTTTTCACATGGGGGCTGCCTGCACAACTGCACAGTTAATTAATCAAGCTTCATTGAAGTTAAATGGGGTAGATGAATATGTGGAGTTACTGCCGACTCAAACCTTGTTTGATTGGCTTAATTATCCATCGGAAGGTAATCACGCTAGCGCGAGTTTTTCAATTTCGATGTGGTTTAAAACAGACTCTTCTGATTATACCGAAATGGATAATGAATGGGTTTTAGTGTCTAAAGTTGATACGGCGGATTATCCATTGGCCCAATATTATCTTGCAATCAACAAGAGTAATGGCCATCTTATTGGTACTGTCGGTACCGACACAGTGGTCTTGAGAGCTGATAGTGGTGTAAGTGTTGTAGATAATCAATGGCACCATGCTGTTTTAGCTAGCGATGGAGATCAAAAATACCTTTGGTTAGACGGAGCATGGAAGAGCACCTCTACTATAGTTGGGACGGGGTATACAGCCTCTAGTAATCCGATTATTGGAGCGTGGGCATCCGGCAGCCAACTACTTGAAGGTTTTTTTCCAGGTCTCATCGATGAAGTAAGCTTTTGGAATACATTTCTGACAGCTAGCACAACTGATCACACTGCATCTTCTGGTCCTATATACGACTTATACAATGATAGTTGTCCAACGGATTTATCACAATATTTTTCAGGATCTATATTATTTGGTAGAGGTCTTAACAACACCGCGTCGACTTATATAGAAATCGATGATGCCAACACAATAGACAAAATGCCTTTGTTATCTTACTATGACATGACGACAGTTGGTTCAGCATCGGTTTCGTTGTGGTTTCGCACACCATTTCAAGAGGATCGAAACCAGGTTCTTTGGACAACTGACGCCAAAGATATGATCTTATATGTCGACGGTTCCGGTTCTGTTGTTACCGAGTTTGTTTCGTCTTCTGTTGCTGGTCGTCTTAGTACTGGTGAGGGTTACGCCGACAACTACTGGCATCATGCCCTCTTTAGTGCCAATCGCGTTGCAGACGGCTCTGATGTGTTTAGGTTGTACGTTGACGGCGATCTTGTTAGTAGTTCAACCAATGAGACATTTGGCACAACCGGCGCCTCGACGAAGATGTTCATAGGTGCCCACCCCAACTTCGACCCCTTTACTAGTAGTTTGGGTTCTGGTACGATCGCACCCTTTACAGGCTTCATCGATGAAGTTTCATTGTGGAACCTCACTTTCACTGATGCTCAAGCACTTGAACTGTACAATTCGGGATCGCCAACTAATTTGTTCGAGCATTCTCTGTATTCTGTACCGTCTAGTACGGGATCCCAGCAATTGTTAGCTTGGTATCGTATGGGTGATGATTGTCGCGACCAAACATACAGTGCAACTTCAAATGTCTATATTCACGATCAAATGAGTAAGACTGTTGTTTCTGGTACTCTCGATCCGTATTATCATGCTACAGCAAGTTTTCTAGAATCTGTCACTGGTTCGGGCGGGGTTTTTCATCACGGCCCTGAAGGTTTGGATGCATGGTTTAGATTCAATCAAGTGGATATCATTGCTGGTTCCAATGGTTATTGTATTAATGAAGTAGCACGTAATAACCCTCGCGGCTCCGGCGTTCTTTGGATAAATGAAGTACCCTATACTAACGTAGGAAGAGGATATCCTTTGGGATACTTGTATGGTAGCAGTTCTCTCCTTTCAACTCCTCTTGCTCGATATCAAACTTTGTTAGACACAAATGACACACCAAACACAAATTGTATGAAGAGGTTTCTTTCCTGCCCAGCCGGCCCCATTTATGCTAGAAGAACGCCTGAATATAATTCTGTAACTGGTCAAGAACTTGGTTATTTTGCCGGCGATACTTTATGGGAAGCCGGCACTCAGTCTGGAAAATCACCGTTTTATGATTCATATGGCCATTATCAAGAAAATATGCGAGGAATTGGAAAGGATTACTCGATTGTTCCGGAATTTCGTATAAGTGAACACATGAACTATTATGTGAACGAAAAGAGTGAAAACTTTTTGGCTGCCAATTCGGGGTTTTTGACTTTAGAGGGAGCATCTATAACGTCAAGTGCAAATGATGATTTTTGTGTAACATATAGTCATTCCGATTTCTTGAAGTATTTTGATGTAATAGAAGAAGATCACAAACCTTTTGAGAAAGATAAGACACTAACTCTTCGTTGTAAAGCTTTGATGAAGTTTTTGCCGTATGACGGCTTTTATCCGGCCGACAGAACATTACAGCTGGCAACGATGTTTTCGCAGTCTTATGCTGATAATGTGAACGAGTTTGGTGGTACAATACCTTATACTTTTGGAACACAGCCTTCGTGGCGTACTTTCATTGCGCCATTATTTGGGCCTGGTGTTCTCTATAATTCAATTAAATCTGGAATCGCAGTCGATTGGCCTCAAATGACCAGTTCATTTAATATAACTGGAGGTTTGGGTAGTTGTGATTCAACTAAGCCGTTTTTTCCACAACCGGCTGCTTCTTTAAAACCTGATTTAGACTTGCGATCTCTTACAAGTAGTGCTAGAATTAGTTCAAGTTTTGACGTCAGAATACCGTTTGAGGCACTAATAGAACCTGAGAATTATTTAACTGTTCCATTACAAGATATGGAACCACATCGGTCTGCTTCACTGGACTCAATCGCAAAATGGAATGGAAACGGAGATTCGCTATACCGTTTGGCAATGAATAATTTCTTGGCAGAAAGTATTAATTTATACCTGAATAACAACAACGTGACTACATTAGTATCATATCCGGATAATGATCCAAAACATTTTAATGCCGACGCGTCAAAAATATATAAAATGAGGGTTGTTCTTCGTTCTGGTAAGTTATCGCGAAAGAAACAAATTTTGGATTCTCTTCCGGCTGTATTTTTTGATTGGTCTTCTGGTTCTCAACTGACAAACCCGACTATGACTATGTATGACAGACCGTCTGCTTTTGGTCCACCAACACATGCATACGGTATACATCGTCAAGAAAGCTACGAACCATTTACTCCACCTTATTATGATGGATATTCAGAAGTTGAGTTAACTTTTAAGCCAACTGATACCAGGCGCTATTATTTAAATGAGATCGTTTCTCAATTATCTGCTTCCTATTATAGAATTGGAACACAGTTTGTTACCTCTCCATCTCCTGCTAGTGGATCAAGAATGCACATATCCGCGTCAATTAATTTTGATGTAGTGACACAGCTTGATAGTACAGTTTTTGATGCACTGACGGGAAGGCCAAAAGAGGTTCTGCAAGATGAAAATACACCAAACATTTGGTCAATCCAGCCTAAGTGGGAAACACCGATATTGGATTTTTCAAATGTTAGTGTTACTTTGCCGGCATCTGGTTCTGGCTCTGTATCTCGGGGAATGTGGCATCAATATGGCTCCGAACCAACGGCTCAACAAGGAATATATTTAGAAGTGCAGGATCTCGACAAGAATGAATTAACTAATGTAACACTGACTGGATCTTTGGCAGATTTGGTTGGATTTGCGAAAACCCCAATTCGACTTGGCACCGCCGGCGAATCTTTTACAGTTCGAGAGGCGGTAGTGGCGGTGCCGTATATTGAAAAGAATGGAGAACGTAAGTTTTTTAAAATTTCAAAAGAACAATTTGCAGCCGCTAAACTGAAATTAAAGATGTCTGTGGATTATGAATCGGATATAGAAGTTGGAGATACAATTGTAAACATGGTCGATGCTATGACAAAATATATATTTCCTCCGGAGATGGACTTTTTAACTTTTGACACAACTTCGCGATCGGGAGAAGCAAGATATGGTGGAAAATCAGGAATTGATCCTTTCGTTATGTATATTTTTGAATTTGAACACAAGCTAACGAGAAAAGATTTAACTGATATGTGGCAGAATCTACCACCAGACATTGGCACATCTTTTAAGGCGAACACCGTTTCGATTCAACATCAAATGTTAGAAAAAGAATTTTTTAAATTTGAAGATGAAGTTCCTGATGAACTTCGTTGGAAGGTATTTAAAGTGAAACAAAGAGCGGAAAAGAATTATTTTAACAAAATTAGAAAATCTGTTTGGCACGAAAAACGTCAATCGTTTTCTAGATATGGTAACACTGAAGGATCGAGAGATCATGATTCTATTTATAGTTATAATTGGCCATATGATTTCTTTTCATTGGTTGAATTGGTTAAGATGGAAACAGATGTATCAATCGGAAGTGCTACTCCATTGCAGATTTCACCGCTACAACCACAGACAACAGAAGTAATATTGGCCCGGCCAGGGACGACAACTTCTGTTACACTGTCATCTGAAAAATTTGCTCAATCCGGTGGTAAAAAAGCCATAATCAGAGCTATTGATACTTTTAGTCGAGGGTATTCTAAATGATTTTTTTCAATGAAAAAGAAGATGTTATTGATCTTCAATTAACGCAATATGGTAAATATTTGATTTCGCAAGGCAAGTTTAAACCAGTTTATTATGCTTTTTATGATGATGATATAATATATGATCAGAGATATGCTTCAGGAAGTGTACTTGAAACACAAAACAATATTGAAGATAGAATTTTTGATGAAACTCCTCGCAGCAAAACACAATATCTCTTTCACAGTGTTGATCAACTTGAAGAGTTAAATGTGCTGCAGCGAACAAATTTTACTGAATATAAAGAAAAGATACAACAAACGCCAGAGAAGCACTATACTACTGCTGCACCGCTGGGAAATTCATATTTGATAGGAGATAAGGCACCTGCATTTAATATAAGATTTGCTGCGGGATCAATTTCGGGTTCAACGACAACGATAAGTGGTGCCGGCGATCAGATTTATTCTACACAAAAAATTCCACAAATTAATTTAAAAGACGTTACTTTTTATATTTCCGCAAAGAGTTCGGACGAAAATATAATCCCCGATGAAGAAGGATCAAACGATTTTGAAGATGGAACATATTTAGATGTGAAAGAAGATTATTTGTTGTTAACGATAAAAGAAGAAAACGTGCCTCTAACTAAGGATAATTTCGACATTGAAGTTTATGTTACCGATCAGAATGGAAACATTGATTTTCCTTTGTATTTTTCAGAAGAAAAACCAGTAGTTAAAAATGGGATTCTTTTAGATCCTCCGGATTTAAGCTCGTCACCTCCCATAGATACCGATCAAGTGGAATATTTTTTTGATTTATGGGCTGATGGTGATATTTCTTCTAATATGGTAAGTCTGTTGGATAGAGAGGAGTAAATTGTAATATGCCCGAGTGCATACAAGAGGAAAGTTTTTGTCCTACTGTTTCTTTCTCTAAGATAACATTAGAAGAAGGTAGTTCTGCTGGATCCATTTCTAAACGTTCAGCGTTAAAGAGCAACATCACTACAACAAGAACACCGCCACAAGTTCAGTTATTTGCAGCAATCGATTCTTATAGACAGATTGAACCAGGTCTCGTTGTTACAGTAGACGCCGCTATTCGAGAAATAGATTCTGGTGGTTTATTAACTGGTTGGCTTAACGATGAACTTCTTGGTAAGTATTTGAAAGTAAAGATTATACAAAGTACTAAGTCAGGCACAACCGAAGCAATAATAAATTGGCTAGATGAACCCAATACCCCTGTTATGACGGCCTTGTCAATGGCAGAGGCACCTATAGGACGCAGGACCGGTTATCGGCCAAATGTTTCAAACAAACCATCAAATCCAATTGATGTAAAATTGAGCACTCTAAATCTAAAACAAAGATTTTTTTCTACTAAAGAAATTTCGATTACTGACATTTTAAAAGAAAGAGAAGGCACTCAGTTTAGGACAATAGATTCCGATGGAAACACAGCCTGGAATATACCTTTTAAATTTCAATTTAATATAGATGATACGTCTAATCATGAGCATTTAACATACTTTATCTTTTCTTATTATGATTTTACTGATGCGGATTTTGGAATTGATTTGCCAGATAGTCTTAGGAAAGTGTCTGGTCGTGTTGAATATCGAAAAGTTGTTGATAATTTTGAAATTCATGGAATAGCCGGCAGTGGCGGTGATACTGTTATACAAGATTTTAGGAGAGTCAAACGTCTTGAAGGTTTACAACTTTTGCCAGATTTGTCAGAAAACAAGTTTTTATCACGCACACATCGAATAAATATATTAACTAATGACAATATGGATATTGTGAGAAATTCTGCCTATTTTTCTGATTTCTTTGTTACGAGAGATAACATTGGCAACGCCAGATTTTTCTTTAGTTTAGATTTTCGAAAATTGATATTGGAGAATACGGTTTTTGGAAAATACTTCTCAAACGTTTCAGAACGCATGTTCAACAACATTGTAAACAATACAATAATAAGGTCTTTGAAGGTAAAAAGAAGAAGAGTTGTTCCATTACCCGGGACAAATAAGCTCGGCGGGACCTCTATTAGCGAAAAAATATTTGATAAAAACACAACAGAAGAAACAATTGCGGTATTTCCTTCTACTATTAGCACTGATTTAGGAACGATAAGAGAAACGAAAGTAGTTAATCGCGAGCCCCGGGCCTATAAACACATCAGACACTTCACTGGTGTTGATTTTGATGTTTCAAAACAGACATATGGGCATTTTCAATATGGAATTGAATTAGAAATTGAAGATCGATCAATCGATTTGTTAGTTAATCGTTATAATAGATTGCTGAGAGAGAAATCTGGAAGTCCAGTTCTCTCGACTGGCGGATTAGATGAATATATTAATATATTAAACATACCCAATGTTTATAATTTACCAAATCTGGATCTTGAAAAAGAATGGGAAGACAAAGTTGTGCCGGCGATTCAAGTATATTTTGAAATAGTAGATGACTTGTTTGTTAGAGGCAATAAGCATTTGATATCTCAATTTCGAGGGGCTAGAAGTCTTGTAAAGAGGGTTACTCATCCCAGTGCAAAAGATCCTAGAGGAGTGTTGTTATTCTCAAAGCTTGTAAATAACGTTTTGCAAGAACTAGAGAGCTTGATTAACATCTCCAGTAATAGAATGGTAAGCAGTTCTTCAGATCGAAGCTCTACAGCTAGCAACGTTGGCTCAAAACCAATGAAAACATTCAAAGTAGAGAAATATTTTGCTGAATTATTTGACAGTGATACACCAAAAAACGTAGGGTTTGATTATCTGTCCACTTCCAAGTTTGCTACATCTCGTGCTGCTGCTACTGGACTAGAGATCATTGGACTCAATGTTTTTAGAGAAAGATTAAATACAGAAATGTTAAAATATTATAAAAACGTTGATGACAACATATCTCTCACGAGCGACGTCAACACACCAGTGGTCTCGTTAAACACAATGATTCTTACTACGCCTATTCATCTCTCTCCGTCGATTGCTGTCTTGGGAAATAAACAATATTCTTTTAATAATCAGGAAGTTGATTTATGGAATAAAGAGATTAACGATCTGTGTGCCACTAAAATTCTCAGCTATAAGAGCACTGGAGGTTTGTATAATTCTAAGTATGAAACAAAAACAACTTCTAAACTTAAGCCGGCCAAACAAAAAATAAAATATAATTTATTGAAGACTCTTGAAGCTTTTAATCTTACCATGGTTGAACCATCATTAATTTACGAAAAAAAAGATAAAGAAGAGGATAGGTTTATAAACACCGGAGATGTATTAAAGGCTGCGACGGCGCCGGCAGAAGTTCAAACCAAACCATATAAAGAAGAAATAATGGATCCAAACGAGTCTCAAAATCCTAATTTATTTTTGGCAAAATTGGTTTCCGGGTTTGCGTTGACAATTCCGCCGGCACCAATGTCCCGGGTTTTTATTGGCGATCAAGGTGAATCGATACCAAATCCACAACAGCGTCTAGGAAATGCAGAGAGGTTTACCATAGAGAAGCTTCTTGAGCTTGCCGGCGTTGCGACGGATCCGAAAAAGGCTCGCACGAGAGCAATCAACGAACGGATTATTGAGGCTATGCCACTGCAACTTAAATCGATTCTTGCCGACGCTGCTGGATACAATGACAAAGTGAATCACAATTTTCAAAATTTATCAACAAATCTCGCAACTGAAAATGCTTTCATATTCAATTATTTGTTGTTGCAGAAGGTTGAATTTTTGTCTGGATATGTTAAGTCTACAGAGGACGGGGTTTTAATAAAACGACCAGTTTGGCGAACTGCTACAATGCAACAATTAAGAGATTTTAAAAACACAGAAATTCTTTGTAGGCTTAGGAGATTTGAACATCAGAACTTACCAAGCGTTAGGGCTGGTGAGGGTCTAGATATACCATCGTATGATAACTATTTTATAATACAAAAAACTCAGGCTTTAGAAGAAGCAGGAACAGCAACACGAGAAAGAGATCGTCTCATACCTCCAGGCTCTGACGAACTTCCAATAGTTGAAGAGTTCGCGGCCCCGCAATCTGTTGGCGATTTAACTGAAGGTGTCGGTGGCACAACAGGTGGTGCCCTAGGCGGTGGCGGTTCAGCCGGCTCGATGGGATCAATGGGAACATATTAATGAGTATAGGGAAAAAAAGAACAGCTGTAGATTTTGGATTACACGCCACCACAACGCTCGACGAAAGCAGTGGAGAGCCAACACTCATGCTCCCCCACCGCTTCAGCGAGGTCATGGGGCCCCCGCCGGATCAAATAGATCCAATAAGGTGGTATACTGGAAAATTATGGACATCTCATAATGATAATATCGTTTTTGGATATAATATTCCCGGAGACTCACCATTTTCAATTGAGTATGGAGATCCACCGATTGAAGAAGGGGGAGATTTGTTTCCAGTTATATCGCAATATATAAAACTAATACCGAAAGAAAATCACAGATTTTTATTAAGTATCCCGCCTGGGTACACAGGAGCAGAAGCGCACACCTCAGACATGGTGTTCGATTTAGAAAAATGGTTTGAGTTCGTTGATAATGAGCTTGAACTTGCCAACCCTTCGAAGAGTTGGCAGGATTGTCCTTTTGAATACAGCGTACCGTATTTATACAAAGAAACACTAGATCTTGCAATTAGTAATATTCTAACTTTAGTAGCCGATGTTGATTCAGAATATAATTTTTATGTCAATGGGTATGAAAATAAGATAGACAACGTGGAAGAAAAATTATTGCCCTGTTTGTATTCTTTTTTGTCAGAAAAGGAAAGTGGATATCTAGATGAAAATAATTCATGGTACAATAAGCATATATCTCTTATGGGTAATATTATTGGTGTTTACAAAGATATACTTAATGAAAAAGGTGAAAAAGTTGGTGAAAGAAGTACTCAAATAGCCGATTATTTTAAATCATGGCAGAGTGGCTATGACAAACTAAAGAATGACCCACAAAAAATGGCAAAACTTAATGAGAAATTCAGAAATTTTATTTTTTCTCAAGTTGATGTTGATTTTTTAACTAAGTTTAGCGCTAAAAAAGAACTATTTCCGATGCACATGGATATAAAGTTTTCTACAGGCGCCGGCACTCAGGCTGCTGGAATGTTAAGAGAAGCGGAACTAAGTGCCAATCTTATTAACCACGTACAAGCTTCTAGTGGAAGGGGCGAGATTAAATTTGTTGAACAACGTGAGTTTTTAACGGAAAAAAAAGGAAAAAGTGGAACAAGGTTATTAGGTTCAAAGATACTCCCTAACCAATCATATAAAACGTGGGATATAACTGAATGGTGGCGCGGGATAGCCGAGGAATCAAGTTTAAAGAATACAGTGGTATTTGGTAGAAACAAGTGCAATGAAACCAAAATTTTAGATGAATGCCGGCCTCAAATAGCAAATTTGTTAAAAATTGTTTTGTTGGGTCGAATACGCACGTTAATAAGGCAAAACAATAGAAACCTCAAAGAAATTTTTGAAGAAGGCAAAACCACTTATTCGGAATCGGTTTTTTATCAAATAGATAAGTTTACAAGAGGATCTGTAGAACCAATTCAAAGTTTTTTCATTCCAAATTCTGATGAATTGGGAATATGTAATTTTATTGACACACAGGTTAAATACAATACTGAGTATAGATACAAGATTTATGCATATCGATTAGTTTTTGGAACAAAATATAGATATGAGAAAGAAGAACCAGGACATGTTTTCGACGACACTCTTAGAGGAAAGTATGACGACCCGGCCATAATATATGACCTACCTCGATTCAAAGTTTTTTTGGAACCATATTTAAAACTTGTCAAAGTTCCTTATTTTGAAAGTGGCGTCAACAAAATTCTTGATAGGCCCCCGGTGGCACCCGATGTTAATATTATTCCATATCGAGGAATGAGTGATCGAATACTTTTTAATTTAAACGCAAATGTGGGTGATTATAAATTAGTTCCACAAGTAATCGAACCTGGAGAAGAGGCACTGATAAGTGAAATGGAAAAAATTCAAAAAGTTTCACGCGGCGATCCAATCAACTATGCTTCAGATGATCCTCCGCGACTTTTTGAAATATATCGACTAGAAAAGATGCCCAAATCTTATAGAGACTTTTCTGGTAACATAATTAAACAAATTCCTACAGAATTTAATGGCACTAATTTATCAGCAGTATCTTACGTTGATGACATTGAGTCAAATAAAAAATATTATTATACATTTCGAACGACAGACGTACATGGTCATTTGTCTTATCCTTCACCAGTTTTTGAAGTGGAGATGGTAGAAGAAGATGGAGCAGTCTATTTATTAGTGGATACACCCGAACTGAAAGAACCGAGTCACAAAGTTCCAACAAAAACTATAAATAAAAACATTTACATTATTCCTTCTTTTCCACATCGTATTATTGATATGGATAAAACAGATGCCGGCAGGAATTTAAAAAGTGCTACGAAAATAGGCAGAGATGAAATTGTTTTAGGGTTGACTGAAGAAGGCAGTGTATGGGATAAAAATTTTAAATTTAGGTTTATATCTAAAAACACAGGAAGAAAGTTTGATGTGAACGTGAAGTTTAAATATGCATATGATTATGATAGGTTTATGACTAAATATGCTGCCGGCGCAATTGCTGGAACCTCGGCGCCGTCTGCTTTTTTTGATCCAGGAGCTTTTGCACTACAAAAATCCAAAAAGAGTGTCCCCGGGGATTTTAGTGAAACAACGGACGATGATTGCCCCATCGGCACAGTATGTGTCGACGATTCTCAATATGGTGAAAAATAATACAAGAAGTAAAACGAAATAAGACACTATTTACAATAATACGTTTTATGAAGAGGGGTAAACATGGCTTTTTTAGATAATTCTGGTGATATAATTCTCGATGCAGTGCTAACAGACACGGGAAGAATGAGATTGGCCAGGGGTGATGGTAGTTTTCGCATTGCTAAATTTTGTTTAGGCGATGATGAAATTAATTATGGATCGTATGATAAGAATCACGCTAGCGGTTCTGCATATTACGATTTGGACATTCTGCAAACTCCTGTTTTGGAAGCTTTTACAAACAACACTAGTTTAATGAATTCGAAGCTGATTTCAATTCCGAGAACTTCTCTCATGTATCTACCGGAAATTGTATTAAATACATTAAGAGCTTCTTCTAAAATGCACACAACCGCGCCCAGCCAAAACACTTTTCTTGTTGCGGTTGATGTTGATACGGAAAAGGCACTGTCGAGAGCTGTTGTCGACGGCGTTATAAATGGTTTTTCCGTTTCAAAAGATACCGATCACTGGGTAAGACTTGATCAAGGACTAAATACAACAGAAATTTCAGCCAACGAACGGCTTGATGGAGATTTAATTGAAACTCAATATATTATTGAAATAGATAATCGGTTCGGTTCTATATGGGACAGAAACGGTAAAACCTCTGCAAAAGTTTCTTTTATCGATGACGATAATATAGCCAGCTATTATTTATCTTATAATACTGATAAACCGACTTTTATTCGAGATCTTTCGCCGCCGAACCAAGATGGTACAGAATTGCCACAAGTAATCGCTGGACCCCGGGGCACTAGATTGCGATTTACAATTAAGGCTTCAATCGAATTAAGCACTAATAATTATTTGTTTGATAAACTGGGTGCAAGTGGTTTAACTATTACTGGCACCAGTGCAGCCGCAGGAACTTATCGATATTTGGATTCTGTTGTAAGAGTAACTGGTGCTACTACTGGATACAGAGTTGACGTTCCATTAAGGTTTGTGAAGCAAGTATAATAAAAGGATAAGAACATGGCAACAGTATATAAAACACTTACAAATAATGATACGACTTCAACTAGAACGCTTTTAAACGAAGCTATTCCAATTACTGGAACAATTGTTTCTGGGACATATGGCGCAGCCGGCGCATTAGGTAGTGAACCAAATATTAAAACTTATTCACATGGTATGTTTGAATCGGTTTATGATTATCCGTATTTAAGCTCATCGGCAAATCATATTTTTGATATTACTACCGGCTATGCTTCTGATTCCGCTTTATCTGCATCCTCTAATTCACAGAATACTAAAAAGATCAACATTTACAATCAAATGGCTCAAGTGCTGGCCGGATATGATCAGACTGGTTCCATTAGACAGTTTGATAAGGATGGCAATTTAACTGGTGGAACTAAATCACTCGAATGTTTTTTCCTTAATTTTTCAAGACTTCTTGTTAAAGATGAAATCAAGAAAGGATCTTTTTCTTTGGAACTGGGAGTAAACAGTGCATACGAACAAGCCGGCGCCGTCTTTACTAAAAGAATCAAGTTAACTGATACTAGTGGATCTAATGGATATTTTGTTAATTCGCCGGCCGGCGAATATGGTGTTTTATTTGCCTCTTCTTCCACAGGAACAGCTCTAATTGATGGAGAGACCCTTGGAAACCCAGAAACAAACCCCGCTTGTGGCTTAATATATTATCAGGCCGGCGTTGCTGTTATCTCGGGATCTGTTTTTAATGATGCGGCCGAGGGCGGCATTTTGCACAATTCCAACGCCGGCACCAGTGTCATGACTTCGACCTCTGCGGCTACCGGTTTTCAATTTGTTACCGGATCTACTATCGCCGTTGTTGCAGATCAAATTAGAAATCGTATCTATAATGTCTCATTCAATAATACTGTTGAACTCAACTCAACTGTTTATTTTTGTAGAGCCAATCATAATGAATTTAACTATAGTTCGAACCCGACTTATATTTCTGGTAGTAGGATTCAAGTGAAGAATAATCCGACTGATACTCCTGTATCATATATCACTACAGTTGGGTTATACTCCGCAGACAATGAGCTTCTGGCCGTCGCAAAACTTTCAGAGCCACTCAAAAAAGATCCAACAAACGAAATTACTCTTAGAGTTCGTCTCGACTATTAATCTACTGGTTGACTAATTATAGAAAGAGGATTAATCATGCCTTTCTATAAATTTGGCTCAAACGACATATTCAACAATGTTGTAAAAACACATCCGCAGTGTAAATTTCTCATTTATAGCGGGAGCCACGGCGCCGGCAGTGTTTTTTATAACAATAAGCCTTATATACCTGGTATTTTTGCATCAAATGTGCCCCATGTTCCAATTGGTCATATAAGTTTGTATGAAATAAACGTTGATCGACCTTCTGGAGAATTAATTTATCCATTTGTGACGAAAGGCGGTACACTGGCTTCATTTAAAACGATTTCTGTCGGGGATTTTAACAATTCCGGAAAGTTTTCATATGGGGATGCAATGACTGGCAGTTATCCTTTGTCTGCTTCAATATCAAAGGATTTATATGCTGCCGGCGCAACCAGGAGCAGGGTTGATGCTCTTAGAAACGCTTTAAATTATTACACGCCTTCAAGCAGGCACTATGCATATTCTTCTAGTTTTGGAGACAAATCTACTCAAGCAGTGGGATTGATTAGTATTCCGTCAATATTTTATGGTTCCTCGATTAAGAAGGGTTCGGTGAATTTGAGATATTATCTCACTGGTACGTTAATTGGTGAATTACAAGATAAAGAAAGAAATGGAGAATTGGTTGAAGTTTCAGGATCTAATACGGGCAATATTGCCGGCGTTGTTTTATACAATGAAGGTTTTATTCTATTAACTGGAAGTTGGGATTTAGATTCCAGTTACCAAGAACAGTATGACGGTTCTGGTAACGATAATCCGAAATGGATTTATTATGGTCAATCAATAAGTAGTTCGGTTGATGTTCCATATTCTAGTTTTGAAATGGAGTTTAAAGGAACAAATTATGTTCCCGTTCTCACTATGTTGGCTCATGCTCCAACCGCTGAACTCAATTACTCTGCTAATCCGACATATGTTGAACATGGACAAAACATTACTCCGTTGACTAGTTCAGTACACTATATCGAGAACAGAGAATTAAATATCAAAAATACTGTTTCATCTTCATATCCAGATCCTACTGGATCTTTTAAAAAACAGACATTCATCAGCAAGATAGGTATTTTTGATGAAAAGAAAAACCTCATTGCTATTGCCAAAGTTGCAAAACCAGTCAAAAAAACAGAAAATAGAGATTTTACATTTAAATTAAAGTTAGATTTCTAGTATAATAGTGATATGATTATACTCGGATTAGACCTCTCAACAAGTATCACAGGGGCAACCCTGTTAAATGAAAAAGGTGACACCATTCTTTGTGAAGCTTGGGACACAAGAAATAAAAAATATTTCCCAACAATTTTTCACAAGGCACGTTTTATTCGCAACAAGATTCTAGATCTTGGTTGGCCGGTAAAGAGGGTTTTCGTTGAACAGTCACTACAATCCTTCCGTTCTGGCTTCTCGTCAGCACAAACACTTTCAACACTGGCCAGGTTCAACGGCATAATATCGTGGATTTGCTTTCACGATCTCAACAGAGAGCCTGAATATATCGCTGCTACAACAGCGAGAAAGTTCTGTGGGATAAAAGTTCCCCGAGGACAAAAGGCAAAAGAAGTAGCCTTACAATATTTCCTTGACAACGGCAATGAAATAAAGTATACTAGACATGGAAATCCAAAGCCAGGCTCATATGATAGGGCCGACAGTTGGATTGTTGCACATGCAGGCTATAAACTGTGGAAAAAAAGCTTACAATTTTAAAGAACGTATTAGGTTCTTGTTATCACACGGGCAACGAATATCTTTTTCATTGCTCTTTTTGCAATCATCACAAGAGAAAGCTAAGTGTTAATATAAAGAAAGGTTATTACAAATGTTGGGTTTGTGATCGCAAAGGGTGGATTGCCCGGTTGATTAAGAAGTTTGGAACTTTGGAACAACTTCATGCATGGAATGAGCTAACTGGACGTGTTGATATAACAGAATTTGATGATTTGTTCTCGGCTAAAGAAGAGCCAGAAGAGCAGATCATTAAGTTGCCGGCAGAATTTGTGCCTCTTGCCGGCAAAAACTTATCTTTGGTTGCCGGCATTCCAATAAGATATTTGCAAAAAAGGGATATCACAAAGTCTGATATTCTTAAATGGAAGATTGGATATTGTGCCAACGGTCAATATGCAAAACGTGTAATCGTTCCTTCGTTTGGTTTGAGCGGATATGTGAACTATTTTGTTGCGAGAGCTTATGATAATAGTTGGAGAAAATATCTCAATCCGTCGGCAAACAAAGACATTGTGTTTAATCACTTGATAATTGATTGGGAAGAACCTGTGACAATTGTTGAGGGAATATTTGATGCAATTGTTGCCGGCGATAACTCTATTCCCATTCTTGGTTCAAATTTGAGTGAGAACTCTGTATTATTTGGCGAGATTGTAAAACATCAAACACCAGTATATATTGCACTTGATCGCGATGCAAAGAAAAAAGAAAACAGATTGATTGAGAAACTATTGCAATATGGTATCGAGGTTTTTAAAGTTGACACAGCGTCATATGAAGATGTCGGCGCCATGACAAAGTCTGACTTTTTGGATTTAAAGAAAAAAGCAACCCTTATAAATTCAGATAACTATTTATTGTATCGAACTTTGAGTTCATGAAGGAGATAAAGAATGAAACTAACAAAAACACAACTCAAACAGATCATTAAGGAAGAAATTGCAACAACTCTTCAAGAATGGGAGCCTGGTACTAGTCTGGTGCCTGGTTCTGCTAGCCCAGAGAGCGGTCTCACTCGGTTTCGAGAGGTCGACCCAGGCGCGCCAAGTGCGGCCGAGTTTGCAGAACAAGTGAAGGCAGCTGCAAAAGAACTAGGACCGGAAGAAACAAAAAAGATTTTCCAAGCGAATATCCCCAAAAGTAGTGAAGAACACGACGCAGAGATCGCTGATCTCAATTGGGCCTACGACGCGGCGCGCGCCATCGATTCTGAAGGATGAAACACTTTATTAGGTTGGGCCCCCGACACTACCGGTAGCAAAATGTTTCAAACATGCCTCCAAACGACAGGAAACATAAAGCAGCTAGAATGGCTGCCAGAATTTTCGCAACAATACTGTTTCCTACGTCCCGATGGGAATGGGAGAGCACTCGCCATAAAGTCGAAAAACTATTGTTAGAAACTGCAGAACGACTATTGGACGCTCACAACAATTCGCCGGCGCAAAAGCGAAAAGAAAAGAAAGAAAAACTTCGACAACTCCGCGAATATTTACAAAAAAAACAAAAAAAGTCTTGATCTTTCGAGACATATAGAATATAATATATACTGTAGTATTATTGAACAGGTATAGATGAAAATAGCACATTTGGCCGACACGCATATTCGGCTCAAAAAATATCACTACGAATATGGAGTGATATTTAAACAATTATATGCTACTTTGAAAGAAGAAAAGGTGGATTGCATTGTTCATTGTGGAGATCTATTCCACAATAAAACAAATCTAAGTCCAGAAGCAGTCGAAATGGCCGCAGGGTTTCTCAAAAACTTAGCAGACATAGCACCTTTATATTTGATTCCAGGAAACCACGACGGAAACCTCAAAAATAGTTCTCGCCAAGACGCAATAACGCCAATCGCAAGAGCTTTATCACACCCAAACCTACACTACCTCAAGAGATCGCAGGAGGCCGTTATAGGCGAAGCTAGTGGCCTCTCCGTGAAGGTCAATGTAATCTCTATTTTTGATAAGAAAAACTGGTCGGCACCAATTGATCCAGAAGCCATCAATATTGCTTTATATCACGGGGCTTTGGCCGGATCCAAAACAGATGTTGGGTGGGTAATCAGTCACAACGATGATCCACTGGAATGTTTTGAGGGTCATGATTACATTTTTCTTGGAGATATTCACAAAACAAATCAAGCCATAGATGATGACGGCAAAGTGAGATATCCAGGTTCGATGATTCAGCAGAACTTTGGTGAGTCAAATGATAAAGGATATTTATTATGGGATATTGAAGATAAAAATGAATATTCTTGCCGGCACATTCGTCTAACTAATCCAAAGCCCTTCATCACTATCGTACTCACACCAAAAGGCAGGATGCCCCGGGGAACACGAGTTCCTGATGGTGCCCGCCTTCGTCTTGTTTCAAACAATAATTTATCTCTCGACAGGCTGCGCAAAGCAGTCGATGTTGCGAAATCTCGCTTTAAACCAGAATCTATTTCGTTTTTAAATAGAGCAAGAGGCATAAAAGGTAATATTGACGAAGGTTTGGCTGCTTCTTTGGAGACAGAAGATCTTCGTGATCTCGAAGTTCAGGAAGAACTGATCGAAGAGTATCTTAGGGACTATGAGATAAACGATGAGCTACTCAAAAAAGTTTTCAAATTAAATGAAAAATATAACACTTTAGCCGAGCAAGATGAAGATGTTTCCAGAAATATCAACTGGAAATTGAAGAAGCTTTCTTGGAACAACCTTTTTAACTATGGAGAAGACAATGTTATCGATTTTGACGATTTACGTGGAACTGTTGGAATTTTTGGTAAAAACTATTCTGGAAAAAGTTCTGTCGTTGATTCACTGCTTTTTACACTTTTCAACTCAACTTCTAAGAATGAGCGGAAAAATGTTAATGTCATTAATCAAAACAAAAATGCAGCAAGTGGTCTCGTAGAGATTGAGATTGCCGGCAATACTTACATAATTCAGCGAGATCTGGAAAAGTATACCAAGAAACTTAAAGGCGCTGTGACAACAGAGGCGAGAACAAATGTAGATTTCCTCAAATATAACAAGAATTCAGGAGAAACTACATCTCTCAATGGTCTCACAAGAAACGATACGGATAAGAATATTCGTCGTGTTTTTGGATCATTAGAAGATTTCTTGTTGACTTCTATGTCTTCGCAGTTAGAATCTTTGCAGTTCATCAATGAAGGTTCAACGAGACGAAAGGAAATCTTGGCGAAGTTTCTTGATCTTCATATTTTTGATAAGAAATTCAAGCTCGCCAAGGAAGACGCAACAGATCTGCGAGGAGCACTCAAGCGACTTGAAGGCAAAGAGTTTGACGAAGAAATAGAAGAGGCAAGACAAAACCTTGCCGGCAACGAACTAATAACCAAAAACAAAGAACAAGAATGTGAACAGATCAAAGATGATATTATCGCCCTTCAATCAAGTGTTCAAGAAGTCGAGGAAACAATAGGCACAATTCCAGCAGAAATCATTGATATTGCCGGCACGAACAAATCTTTAAAGAAAGTTGAGCGAGAATACAGGGAACTCTTTTCCACTCAAGAACAAGAAGCCAAAGATTTATCCAACAAAGAGGAAGTGCTGGTTGAAGTTGGGAAATTTCTTGATGGATATGATATTGGTTTGTATAATGAGAAAGAAGAAGAATTCCAAGTGTTGATGGAAGAATTGGATGAAGTAACAAACAAGCTGGAGATTGTTGAGCGAGAACAGAAAGACATTCAAAGCAAGTCTCGTCTTCTCAAAGAGGTTCCGTGTGGTTCAGAATATAGTCACTGCAAGTTCATCAAAGATGCTTATAAGGCTGTGAACAAAAAGGATGACATTCACGAACAAGTGGAGACTTTTTTGTCCAAGAAGACCAAGACAGAATCTTTGATCGAAGAAATAGATCCCATACAGATTCAGGATTACATAAACAAATACAATCAACTGGGAACAGAAAGAGATGAAATAAAGAATCAGATTATCACAACAGAGCTTTCATTAGAAAAGAGAAAGCAGGAGATCTCAAAGCTGGAAGAGAGTATTGGTTCTTATGAAGAAAAGATTGAGGAATATGAAAACAACAAAGAAGCAATTGAGAATCTCGAAGAACTAATCGCAGAGAAAGAGCAGGGAAACAATCTAGTTCAAGAATCAGAGGAACAATTGGAAATCTGCGAGAAAGAAATTCTGGAACTCTACAAACTTCATGGATCTCTGGATCAAAAGCTCACTTCCACAAGAGAACAGAAGCAGGAACTCCACGACATTCGTGAAGAATACGCAGCATATGATTTGTTTCTGCGGTGTACACACAGCAACGGGATTGCCTACGACATTATCAAGAAGAGACTTCCAGTAATCAACAACGAGATTGCAAAGATCCTTGCGAACATTGTCGAGTTTGAGGTATATTTCGAGAATGATGGAAATAAGCTCAATATCTTCATCAAACATCCAAGATTTGATCCGCGACCAATCGCGATGGGCAGCGGAAGCGAAAAGTCAATCGCTGCGATTGCTATCAGATTGGCGCTGCTGACTGTTTCGTCACTGCCAAAATCAGACATTTTCATCCTTGATGAACCAGGCACAGAACTTGACGAAGAGAATATGGAAAACTTCATTCAGATCCTCGATCTCATCAAATCTTACTTCAAAACAGTTATCCTTATTTCTCACTTGGATTCTCTCAAAGATTGCGTCGATCAACAAATAACGATTGAGAAAAGAAAAGGGTTTGCATTTGTAAATCAGTAGACTATTTACAGATGCATCTTTTATAAGGAGGAAACTAAAATGAAGATCACAAAGACACAACTAAAACAGATTATTAAGGAAGAGCTTGGAAAAGTAATCCGCGAAGACGAGGAAGAGCTTGGAGGCGGATTTGAAAAATCGGTCGTCGATCTTCTCAACTTTCTTGAATTATCCTATGATCCAGCCCGAGTGGTTCAGGCGGCAGCATCTTTCAACATTGACAACCACGACGCTCTGGTAAAGCATATGCACAGAGAAACAGCAAATCTTCGTAACCGTGGTATATATGGCGCCAAAGAACAAATGAAGATAGTTATTGATAATATGATGAGACCCCATTAAGGAGAAGCTAAAATGAAGATCACAAAGACACAACTAAAACAGATTATTAAGGAAGAGCTTGGAAAAGTAATCCGCGAAGACGAGGAAGAGCTTGAAGCAATAATGGGCGAAGAAGATGAACTGGAAGATGAATGGTTTCCGCCCGGATTGGAAGAAGCTGTTGGTATTGGCACCATCGCGCTGGGAACTGCTCTCGGTATTTTGGGTGCTTATGGAGGCGTCACCCTGGGCCGAAAAACCTGGAAGCTTTTTAAAACTATAGACCGTAAGTTGGGCAAGGCGTTGGCAAGGAAGGCAAGGGAGAACGCGCGCCAGGTCCGCGGAGAGGCTAGAGAAGAAATCCGCGATCTTCTCGCAAACGATTATCAGTTGGAGGAGCTGGTCAATGAGTATCATAGACTAGTGCTAGAAGTTGAAAGAATCAAAGGCAAAAGAGGTCCAGAATATAAAGCAATCCGCGACAGACGCAAACTAGCTGGCGAAAAACTGCGAATACACGTAGAGGAACTTCTTCAGAATATTCCTGATTTGGTATCTCCTCACCTGCGAGGACCAGCAAGGAAGGTCGTTCTTGATCCCGAAACAACAAGACTCGCGAGGCGAAAGAGATGAACAATGAAGATCACAAAAACACAACTAAAACAGATCATTAAGGAAGAGCTTGGGGGCTCGCTTGATGCCTCTGCCCGTTCCATGGAACGAGCAGAGGCCGCTGCCCTGGGCCTCGACTCGGGGAACCCTCTTGACGATTTTGTATATACGGTTCTTGATCGGGAACTTGACCTGGGATCAAAACCCGAAGCTTATTTGGCAGATGCCTTGATGGATCCACGCGCTCTTTTTTTTGATCAAACCATTTTTGAGTGAGTTGCTTGGTGCTTTACAAGCAGAGATGGACGAAAATCCACAACTTTATTAAGGAGGGATTATGAGTATGAGACAAGTATTAGACAAAGGACTGAATAAAATTATCAGTCGTAAACTGTTGGTTTGGGTTACGGCTTCGGCGTTTCTCCTAGGTGAGCTTATCACAGCCGATATATGGGCAAGCATTTCACTTGGATATGTTGGTCTACAAGGATTTATTGACGCAGCAGTAGCATGGAAGCACGGCCCTAATTGAGACATGTATGAAGATCCTGTACTTATTTGGATGGGCCGCTATGCTAATTTATCAAAAGGAGATGAAGAAATGACTTGGTTGGCAACTAAACACTTTCTACAGAAAGCTTGGACTTGGATCAAGCATCACTGGTATGTGCCTCTCCTCGTCATCGTTGCTTTTGTTCTGGCCGTTTTCCTTGCCAGGAAATCGGACGTAGCCACCAAATTATTGAAAACTCGATCTGAATCCTATAAAGAACAAATCGGTGTTCTCAATGAATCTCACGCCGGCGAAATTGCCAGGCGAGATGAGATTATTCGTATCCATCAGGAAGTTATGGGACAACTTGATGAGCAGTTAGAAAGCGATTTACAAGAAGTTGATCGAAGAAAAGAGAAAAGAATAAAGGAACTTATTGAGGAAAATCACGACAATCCCGAAGCACTATCAAGAGCTTTGGGAGATGCGTTTGGGATCCAATATGTTCCTAGGGATGAACAATGAAGATCACAAAAACACAACTAAAACAGATTATCAAAGAAGAACTTGAGAAAATATTTGATCCGGATCTGACCGAGGTGAACTATGACACGCGCTCTCGATCACGACAAAAACTAGTGGATGCAATTAAGGCTGCAGGAACAGCACCATCAGCCTGGCGAAGACGACTGGAATTAGCATATTTTGATAAAATTATCAAACTACTATCTGCAGATAATTTTAATTCTGGTGATTTTGATCAAGCACTTGAAGAATTTGAAGTTGATTTTAACCTGAGATTTCCTGATAGTATTAAGAAATTGCAAGGAATTTTTCAAAGATTGGAGCTTAAAAAAGCAGAGGGACGATTGACCAATTTATATTCACAAGAACTGCTGCAGCAAGAACTAGGTCAATAAATGAGACTACTAATTCCCTTCCTTATCTGTTTGATGGCCTTCCAACCCCTTGTCTGGGCACAAGACGAAGAGCCAGTCATAACAGACATTAGAGAGGGAGAGCCGGCACCATTCACAGGAACCCTCCTAAATCCAGCAGCAGTCGCACAGATGCTCGCTGAACAAGAAGCAAATCAAATAGAGTGTGAACTTCGCATTCAATACGCAGAAGACCGACAACAGGCGATGTGCAGCTTATCGCTTGATTCCACCGTTGCGAGCCTGCAGGCACTACAAGAACGATATAATTCCATAATGGAAATCAAAGATGACGAGATCGAGAGACTTACAGAAATAGCTTTGGAGGCAGACGATGGAGATTATAGTAGTTGGTGGTTTGCTGGCGGTGTTATTATTGGCGTTGCGACGACAATTGGTATCGCATTTGCAATTAGCGAAATCAGATGATCAAAATAAGGATCGATATGTCAGAAATTAAAAAAGGTGCAAACGTCATTCTTGTCAAAGATGGCAAGATTCTTATTCTATTGAGAAGCAGGGAATCCAGCTGGAAGCCAGAAACGTGGGGTCCTCCTGGTGGCCACGTTGAGAAAGGCGAAACTCCAGAACAAGCAGCTGCTAGAGAAACTTTCGAAGAAACCGGATTGAAAGTAGATCCAGATGATTTAACACCACTGATACAAAAAACCAATCACAGCTATGGAATGGTATATTTTTATACCACAGATAAGTTTTCTGGCGAACAGGTTAAACTGAGTCATGAACACACAGGTTTTACCTGGGTCGATATAGATAGGATAGGAGAATGGGACACAACACTTCAACCAGATGAACTAGCCGTAATCAAAAAGTCCCTTCTTTCTTTTTAAACTCCCACAACTAAAAAACATAACTATTTATACAAGGGAGTAGTGTATCTGGATGAAGCTGATATTTGAAAACTGGCGAAAGTTCTTGATAAAGGAGCAGTCAGAACTCTGGGGGCATCACATTACTCCGGAACAAAAAGTATTCATTTCTAAGACACCTTATACAGAGTTTCGCAACGTTCAACAGAAAAAGCCCCCACACCCTATGATGAAACCACAAGGGCTATGGTATGGCTGCGGCGATGCTTGGGTCAAGTGGGTTCGCAGCGAAATGCCGAATTGGCTTGAAGAGTCAAGTTATCTATACGAGGTTAAAACAGATGGTAAGATTCTTAAAATATCAGATGATGCTGGTTTCGAGGAACTTGAAGCCGGGTTCGGTATTCAATCACCGTTTGGTCGATTGATTGATTGGGAACTGGTACAAAAGGAAGGTTATGGAGGAATAGAAATATGCCCCTATAACTGGAACCGAAGAATGAAGTCGGATTGGTATTATGGTTGGGACGTGGCTTCGGGGTGTATTTGGGATTCTTCCAGCATACAAGATGTCGTTCTATTAGCAGAAAAGGAAGGTTCATATGAAGCTGATATTTGAAAACTGGCGAAAGTTCTTGAATGAACAGACAGAGCTTATTCATGAAGTTCAAATGGAAGATGTTAAAAAACGCTTCGAATCAAAGAAATTCAAGAGAGCAGCAGCGGAACAAAACACTGATTTCTCAATTGAATTCATCATTGACACTTTATTAAGTTGCGTCCCCGAGGACATTGATGAAAAAGACAAAGCAGAAGCACTTAACTGGATCATTTCACTGTTTATTCGTGGATCCCTATCCATCTCTGCGGAAATATTCGCTCCCCTCCATCGCGCTGCCCTTGAAACCTTCTTTCAGATAAAGAAACAAAACTTAGACAGGTTTCTTTCTGTTAAGCAACTGGCAAAGATTGATTCAATCGATCAACTTCAATCAATTGTCGATGATGCTAGGGAACCCTACAGAAAACACCTTGCAAAAAAACGATATTTAGATGCTGGACAAGGGAAACACAAGATTCACGAAGATAGTGAATACGTTGTCTACATCCCAACCAACAAAGGCGCTGCTTGCGAGCTTGGAAAAGGAACACAATGGTGTACTGCTGCTCCTGGTTTAGATTACTATAAACAATACCACTCTGCAGAAGATCCACTGATCATCTTCAAACACAAAACAGATTCTTCAAAAGACGTTCAAATACACTTTGGTTCTGAGCAATACATGAACGTAGACGACTACGCCATCGACGGTGAACTATTAGCCAAACTGGTTTCAAGACTCAGAGGAAATAAGCACCTGCCCAAACCTATTTTGAAAAAAGTTGAACAGTACGATTATAGAGAATATGATGATGGAAGAGT